CAGCGGACCCTCCCCCGAGTTTACGGATAAAACTTTACGCGGTGTGGAATCGTCCCCCATGATTGCATCCCCCTCCCGTAGCTCCTCCACAGGGAGGACACGGCCGTCAAACATTAGGACGGGGGTCCCCGCCCCGAGGCATTTCCCGACGCCCATGTCATCGGCCATGATCGCCCGCCGTCGTTGGCGGACGACGTTCAGCGCGTGCTCGGTGGACTCGACTTGGTAGTCTAGCAGCCCGTGAATGCTGGAAAGATAATCCCTCATTTAACGCCGACATTTTCCAGGGCCTCCCGGGCGGCCTTGGACTTCAGCCATTCCAGCCATTGCCGGTCTGAGCATTCCGCCGCAACGTGCCGGCTCAACGCCGCGCGAAACCGGTATTCCACCAACTCCCCGGAGAGCCGCGCGCGGAGCAAATAAAACCAAGGAGGATCAAACAGCAGGGACGCCTTGTCTGGCCAGCACAACTTGGACGGGGGCTGCTTGTCGGCCGCCGCGAATGACCGAGAATGGTAAAGCACCAGGTCGATCAACTCGACAACCCGGCCTGATTTCCGGGCCAACTTGCCAATGATCCGCGCCCCCTGCTTGGGGTGCAGCTTCCCGTCCCGGCCGTCCATGGTCTCGCAACCCCAATACCCCCAGTCATGCACTAAGATTGCCACCCACTCCCAGCCCTTGGGCCAACGGCCATACAGGAATCGCCAAGCACGCGCCACGGTCCACGGGTGGTAGAGAAACTGGTGGACCCCAAACAATAAAGATTTCGTTCCAATTTTCATACAGGTCTGTTTTCGTCGGGCCAGCCGCACTCCTCACAGTAAATATCCACTTCACCGTTTCCCAGGTTGGCATAGACCAAGCGGTCTCCACACTGGGGGCACTGCCCATCCTCGGGGTTTGCCGTTTTATTCTTCACATCAAAAGTTAGCCCTCAGCGGGCGCACCGTCAAGGGAACCCGCGCCGTTCTCAGCTCGTGTAACGGAATTCGAGGAAGCCTGCCGCGTCGCCGTCCTGGGAATGCCGCAAGAGGTGCGCCAGTAGCGTAGGAAGATTCGGGACCGGCTTGTGGAGAATTGGGATCAATATATCCTTCAGGAAGTAACGGCCAACCTCTTCGTCGGTCCGGGTGCCGGCAGCCTGAAAAACCTGGTTGCTGGCCAGGTAGAAAAAGGAGATACGCTGAAGACAGCACCTGTCAACCGGGTCGAAAATCTTGGCCACTGCAAGGTTATTCCACCGATGCTTGTCCACGCAAACCCCGGCCTCCTCCTGGAATTCCCGCGACATTGCCTCCCGGTCGGTTTCCCCTTCCTCGACGTGCCCACCGATGCCGTTAAGCTTCCCCGCCTGCCAGTCCGGCCGATTTTTCTGGATAAGTAAAACCCGGATGCGGCACTCGTCCGTCACAAATCCGCAGCAATAGCGTTCCTCAATCATAGCTTTGTTTCCTCGTTGGTTGGGGCGCAGAACCCTAGCGCCGTTGGGGCGTTCACCAGCCGCCGGTAGTCGTCGATATTATCATAAACACCTGGATACAGCAATCCAAGACGGCGATTGCGCGCCACCCGGCAACACTCCAAAACCAGCGAATCAACAGACCCATTGTTATTGATCATCTGGTCGCAATCGCCGGGGCCAAAAGTCACGGTGTGATCCACCGTCGTGATCCGAGGGTTGGCATCCACCCAGATGATAAGGTCCACCAGCTTCTGCTCCCGCATGGCTTCCAGCTCCACCTTGTCCCGGATCCCGACAACCATGTCGCCACGGAACAGCACCTTGCGAATCAGGAAGCAAGGATCATCGCGGCGCAGCCAATCGCAAAAATCTTTCCAGAATTGCCGGTTGTCGTGTCTGGTCTCCCAAGCAAGTTGCGGGTGGACCCCCAGGTAGTCCGACACGTACGGCAACGCAGCCCATGAGGTGGAACCCCCATAACGCAAGCTGGTGATCCTGGAAAAGATTTTGCCGACGGTGTCCTTGCCGTGTCGGCCGTAGCCGACAATCGCGATCTTAGGACCAGATGCCGAAGTCTGCCCAACCGGCTCGCCGACGGGGAGGACACGGCCCAGAGTAATCCGGCCGGTGAGGGACCCAGGAGTATCCATGTTGCAGTTCCGTTTCATGTTGCTTTGGCTTGTTGCTTTTTCGGTTGACTTCCAGATAATCGAAAAAGGCGGTCCTATATTGTGCTCTCCGGTCCATTGGAAACCACCTTTCGTTTTGCCAGTTCCTCGTGCAACGCACGAATGCGTCGGATCAGGATTTCCTGTTCCTGCTCCAGGGCCGCGCGGAATTTGCTCTCCTTGTGAATCGTCGTTAGCCGACGCACCAACTGCCGCGCCAGGCTCTTCACTTTCTTGCCCTCACGCACCAACTGGCGCATGACCAACCCGGCATACCGGCGCTCCCAGTAATCGGCGGGGTCCTGCTTAGGCTTTCCGACGCGGACGACGGTGCGCTTTTGCAACGCGACGCGGGACAAGTGCTGACGCTGCCGCATCGTCAGATCCGGACGGACCAACATATCGCGGGCATCGTTTGGGTGGTCCACCGCCAGAAACGGGTCGGCGGTATCCCTGCTCCCAGAGGACGCGGGAGATCCGGCAGGCTGTGCGGTTGACTCTGGACTCGGACCAGTGGGGTTGAGTGGCGTGTAGGAGTTCATGGATAAGTGTTGATAGGCGACTTCGGCCTTTGAGTTTGCTGTGCAAATATACTATCTGTTTTTCTTTGTCGCACTCGCCGAAGTAATTAAATTTCCTTCGCCCGAGTGAGTCAACCTGGTGGCGTCGAAACCTGGGATAGGTTTTCTCGACCACCTTGATTTTTTTCGACTTCCCCATGATAACCCTAGCGGGGGAACTGGTCAAGGATCGCGGAGTCTTTTGCAGCCCAGGCGCGAAGATTTTTAACCGGGATCATAAAACCGAGATCCCGAAATTCACGCAAGCCTCCGATTATCATCCCGACCACTTCACCGGACAAGCTAAACACGGGTCCCCCCGAACTGCCCGGCATCGTGGTAACGTCGGTTTGATCGAAGGGCCAGAGCCCGAGGTTGGCGTCGTTGTGGCCAAGCTTGGACACACGCCCAAAAGTGACGCTCCCCTCCAGGTGGGGACCCATCATATTTCCGATCTGGAAAACCGGAGTGCCAATGGGCACCCGAGCACGTCCCGCAAATTTCACGCCCGGGACAACCGGGGGATCCAAAACCCGGAACACTGCTATGTCCCAGAGGGGATCAATCTTCACCGGCTCGATCTGATAGCGCTGGCGGCCAACAAGGACGTCGTCATGCTCCACCCGGACGGTCACCTCATAGGTATGCTCACACGTCGGATCACATGTCACGACATGCGCCGCCGTCCACAGGTAGGTCACCCCGCCGCTCTTCACAAGGAACCCCGTGCCGACGATTTGACCGTCCTTCTCGACAGCCACCGTAGACTGCCGGGCGGTCTCAAAGACGTTGATGCGGGGTTGCGCCGGCGCGACGATGCGGGGTTGCGGGGTTGCGTGGCCCGCCCAGAAGGGAGCCGTGGCCGGCAGGGTGACCAACAAGGCCACGCATGCGGCTCCCAGCAGAGCACCGGCAACGCTCAAGGCGAGGTGCCAGGTAAACCGGTCCCGCCGGGCGGCCGCTTCGGCGGCCTCAAAAATCCGCCGGTTCAAGTAAGCCTCTCGGGCCTCAACCCTTACCCGTTCCACGAGGGTATCGAGCCGCGAAGGCTCTTCAGTTGCCTTTTTTGGAGTTGCGTTTTTCCTGGTTGCCATGATGGTTTCTCCCCCAGTCAATTGAATCATAATTGTCCCGAAACGCGTTCGACTGGCAGTTACGTGGGGAGTCACCTTTGCCGATGCTCACACGAGGGCGGCCGTCCTTTCCGGTCTCGGAAATTCCGAGTTCAGAAGCAGAAAAATTCATAGGTCAAAAAGTGCCTGGATTCAGGGCAGTGTCAACCCTCTCCCTATTCGTGCTTTAAACGGTGCCACTGCCGTTCGCGCCGCAACTCCGCCACCCGACGGGCGGCAAGCCACCCCTGCCGGGCGTGCCGGGTTTTGAATTTGCTCTCGCCCAGGTGCTGGAAAAAGCCGTCAAACCCCCGCTCCCAGGAGCGGAACTGCTGCTTGCTTGACGGGTCCAGAACAAATTCCCCGGTCAGAATCGCGGCGTTCATTGGATCGGCCTCCCCTCGTATGCCTGCCGCAGTTCGAAGTCCTGGAGGGCATTGTGCGCCTCCAGCCGGGTCTCGTAAACCCTGGCTTTCACCCCCGCCAACCGGGGGCCGAACCCACGGATGATCTCCGCCTGCTTGGCCGTCGGCTCGCTGCCGTCCTCTTGCTGGTAGGCCAGGGCCACAGGCACCCGCCCGACGAAGCCCCACCGCCCGGTGGGTAATTGAATGATGTGTGTCTTGTCAAACATAGTCTCTCGTTCTTTCTTGGTTCAGTATAACGTGTATTTTTGCGTTTTCGCGTAGGCATGGAGTGCCTCAAGGCCCCCCTCACGGTAGAGTTCCTTGAAAAGTTTTGTGGTGAAACGCTTCACAACCCCGGGGACCTCTACCCGATCACAGACTTCAGGGCCGAGATGCCGGAAATAAAATTTCCCCGTTTGGTGAACATACTCGCGGCCCTCTTCGTCCTGGTAGTAGTGGTCATCCCCAAGCCGTCCGCCGAAGCCCCAGGCGTTGTTGGTGCAGACCTTCTCAGACCGAATGAATTTCAGCCCCAGCGGGCAAAGTTTATCGTTGCTTTTCATGCTCGTGCTTTCTTGGTTCAGTATCCGAGGATAGGCCGGACTTCTTCCTCCGTCAGGGGGTGGTCCGTGTCCAGGTCCAAATACACATGATCGCCCGGGAAGATCCCAGTCCGGTTTTGGTCCCAGCACCAGAGGATCCGCCGGCCCCGGACGTGCATCGGGGTCTCGGTCCCGCCGCAGCCGGGGACCAGGGACGGTTGCTTCTTGGGGCGGTCTAAGATGTCTTTGTTCTCGTTCATGGGTATACTATCGTCCACTCGGGAGCAGAAGTCAAATTTTATTTTGCGGGCTTTAGCTGACTGTAGGGAACAAGCCCTGTGCCATTTTCATTCTGGACGTGGGCCACAAGACCCCTCCAACCGCGCCGCTTTAGCTCAGTGCTGGCCAGGGAGACCCGGCGTAAGTTGATGATCTTCCCGCCCGGAAGTGCAACCCGGCAAGGCGGCTTCAGCTTGATATTCATGGCTTCAGGTGTTGCACAGCAACTTGACGGCGGCCTTGAAAGGGCAATTGGCGTCCCGGGACAAATCGCAGAATGCAGAGATGGCAGTGTAGCGGCCTTTGTCAGGACCGTAGAGGGTAGCCACCAGCCGCCACCCTGTGTATTCGAGTTGCTCCACCGCGTGAGCCGCTTCGTTGATCACACGGAGTCGGTATCGGTCGCCCCCAAAGGTGAATTGTTTTGTGAACTGGTTCACCTGGACTGTGACACTTTCCCCGGTCCAGTTTGATTTATTCAATATAATCGTCATGATTCAATATCGGCCATCCGTGGCCGGGAGTCAAATTTTATTTTCATAAAAAAAAACCGGCCATGGGTTGCAGTTCCTGGCCGGCGGGGGTAGGGACGGGGAAGCTTACGGGGTCGGCGGTGCCGTGGACCGGATCACGCCCTGGGCGCGCAGACCCGTAGGGCGGCCAGGAATCGCCGGCGTGGTGTAGCTGATCTCGTCCGAGTAATCACTCTCAAGCCCGGCGGTGTTGTAAGCCGTCGCGGCGAAAAAGTAGGTCACCCCGGGGAGCAGCCCCGGAACAACCCCCGTGGTCACCTGGCCGATGACGTCCACCGGCGCGCTGTAAACCCTCGGCTCGGTGCCGTAGTAGAGCCGGTAACCGGCAATGTCGGTCTCGGGGTTGGGGTCCCAGGCTAGACTGACATCCAGTAGTGTCTGGGCGTTGAGTGTGGAGGTTAGCGCGCCCAGGAGCAGCGCAATCAGGGGGAGTGTGCGGTTCATTATTTTCCTTTGTGTATGTTCTTGTCGTTTGGTTCCGGGAGCGGCGCGTTTAAACGCGGTGGCCCCCATTCTCTCTTCACTCGGAAGAAAATCTGCGGGACAACTTGCGTTACGAAGTCGTCCACGGTAACTCTATAACGCTCCCCGTCATGGGTGAGTTGATACGGACCTGGCGACTCTTTCCACTTGGCACCCGGACCGGGGCGGAATTCCAGGGTGTCCCGGACGCCGTGCTCGAATTTCCAGGTGACCACCAAGGCTAAGAGTAGGGGGATAAACCTCTTCATGGTTTCTGCGGGTTGCTGATCAGAAAATCCTTATACCACTCCGCCAGCCCGCGCGTGGATCCGGCCAGGATCTGTTTGCGAAATTTTTTCCACAGTTGGTCCTTGATCTCGTCCGTGGCCTCCGCCTCGACATCCTCCCAAGTCTCCCGGATCAGTCCCCCAATGTCCTCAGGTCCGCCGACGATAAGGCCGCCTTCGCGCAAGCGCTGAACCGCCTTGCGCCACCGCTCCGGGCCACCAAAGGCAACCCCGAAGTGCTCAACTCCAAGTTGCTTTGGAGCGCCGCCCTGGTGACGTTGCTGCTCCTTGAATTCCGGACGCACAAGCTTTGCTTGAAGCCGTCCCCCCTCGGGCGTTGACCGGGCAATGTCCTTGACCACGACCCCCTCCATGTCGCAGCCACCCAAGAAGGATGCCGTGGTCTGCCAACCCGGCCACCATTGGGTCAGATCCTCAAGAGTCATGGGGCCGTGATAAATTTCCCGGGTGCAGTCGATGCCCAGCTTGTTTGCGATTTCCGCCAGGTGCGGAAAAGGTGGCGCATCCTCCACCGGAAACTCCACACACGGCAGCACTAGCTCCAAAGGGCGGATGGCATCGTCCATCATTTCCACGTCAAACAACACGAGCCCATTCTGGGCGGCGCTCAAATACGTGAGTTGATTTTGACGCGGCTTGGTGACCATTTCGCAGCGGTAAATGACTCCCGGAACCAGCAAACTCTCAATGGATCGGACATAGCGCATCACCTCTGCAAACATCGGATTGGGGTCTGCCCAGGACAGGTCCTGATGGTGACTTGCACAATGCAAGATCCCATACTTGCCGACGCCAAAGCTGAAGTTGCTGCCGTCCACTTTTTCCTGGACGACAACCCAGGGCGACGGCAGAAGATGGCCAACTTCCCGGTGGCCGACGGATCTAACTTTCGGGTATTTTTTCATAAATTTTTTGTAGGTATCCGGCAGGACCAACCCCTTCACCCGGGGGGAGGCGTATGGCTTAAACACGGCCCACCAACCTGGCGACCGTGGACTCGCTAAAACCAGAAACCCTGGATCCCGCAGCGCCGGCTCCAATTTGTGCTGGAAGGTACCAACCGTCAAGGCCGCCTTAAGTGGGTCCAGCGCGGCGTAAACCGGTGAACCCATCTGAGCCCGGGCGAACCAAAACCCCTCTTCCGCGTGACCACTGAAAAACAGGCTGTATCCCCTCCACTTGTCAATGGATTCTGTCCACCGGACGAATTGGATTTTGATTTTTCCCAGGTCAAGCATAGCTGTAAACTCCGTCATGGAAAAGCCGGGGCCGGGCTTCCATCGGGTCAACAAAGTCAACCACCTGGAACCTGTGCCAGCCCCAGTCTCCGAAAATATTTTCGTCGCTGTCCACCTGGTAATGAAAATGAATGTCCAAGGCGGGGTTTGCACATAGTGACGAGGCGTCCCCGATTTTTAGGGTGACTACTTCCACTGCCTGCCGATAGTCGCTCTTGAACGTGCCGGCCCTACCCTTCATGAGAACCCGTGGGCCGGACCCACGGGCAATGAAATGAAAGGCTCCCTTCCTGAAAATGTGCAAGGGTGCCAACCCGTGGTGAACTATCCTCAGCTTAGGATATCTCTTTTGCAGCGCGTAGCGCACTTGTAGGAGACCCTGCCGGGCAAGCCACGCCCGATATTCCGGGCGGGAAACTTTGCCAAACAGGGCGAAGGTTGGCTCATTCATGGGTCACCCCGATTCTGACCCAGCGCAGGAACGCGTCATGCGCGAAATGGCTGGGGGGTGCCGTCAAATCATCCAGGTGAGTCCGCAGACTGGGCAGAATTACCTGGTCGCCTTCCATCGCCAGCTCCCGGCACCGGCCCTCGTAACTCTTCAGGATGAACCACGCCACCCAGGCCACATCGGTAGGGGTGAGGCTCAGACCTTCCAGCAAGGTTTGGAGATTGGCCGTTGCACGTTTCGCGGATGCGTCTGTGCGCGCGGCTTCCTGGCCGGCGGCTGTCACTTGTTCGGGGCTTGGTTTCATATCAGCATCTTGTATCCGACAAGGGGTAGTTACCCCATAACTCGACTTGATCCCGCGTTTCCACTTCACCCGTCGCGCGAATCTCGGCCGCTTGCACCTCTGCTTCCAGATCCGACAACGCTTTCGCTGCATCCACCTCCTGGCCGGCGGCTGTCACTTGTTCAGGGCTGGGTTTCATATTAACACGACGGCGGGAAACTGTTAGGCTGAAATAGCTTGACCCGATCACACGCCGCGCGAAGTCCCTCAGCCCGGGTCCCGCGATCCCCCAGCTTGTCCGGGGTAGCAAGGGTTTGATAAGGTTCCTCCGTCTCCCGAGGATCTATCTTCACCCCAAGCGCGCGCCGCACCCACCGGGGAAAATCCTCATGCACCCAAGAGTCGGGGTCCTCGAACTGGGCCACATGCGCCGCGAAGGTGGGAGCCTCCAAAACTTCCGCGTCACCAATATGCTCCGCACACCGCCCCTCATAGGAGATCCGTAGCAAAGCCGCTTGCGCTGGCATGTTCTCCGCGCTGTCCCAGTTCGGGATGGTCTCAGCCAGCCCGTGCTTGCTATTCTTGGCCAACTCCAACGCACGTCGGAGATCCCCCAGCATGACCGCGATTTCGATTTCGGGTTTCAGCATAAGTAGTCTTTCTAAATTAGAGCGCGAGGGCCTTTTCCGACAAAGCCGGCGGGCGAACGATAACCCGGGTCCCCCGCGCAAAGTTGTTTTAATGTCGTTCTTCTTTCCCGGGCGTCAAGGGTTTGGCGAATGTTTGTTGGGCATCCAGCCAGCCCCGATATCGCTGCCGCAGGTCTGCCAAAACCTGGGTATCTTTGCATGAAATCTTAAGGTAATGCAACTCGCCACCCCCGCTCTGGGGCATGACATGCAACTTAACGGTCGCCACCATGAGCGCGGCCTGCCAGAGCAGGTAATTAACTGCCTTAGGATCCCGGATCGGCATTGGGGTCCACGCCGGATCCGGCAACGGAGGAGGAGGAGGAGGCCCCTCGGCGTAAGGGTTGGAGCTACCGCCACCGCCTTCTTCCGCAGCCGGCAGCGTGGAAACCGGTTCGGGTTTCCGTAACGCGCGAATTTTCCAGTAACCTAGATCCCCGCGAGCCTTCATGCGGGAAAAACTTTCCAGCCAACGTGCGCTCCGCGCGAAAGTCCGGGCCTGCTCCTCGCAGCAAAACCTCCTGGCCTTGGCTAGTTCATCTGTGGTCTGACCGGTATCCCGCACAAACCTGATCCCGGGTGCCCCCGCTAGCCGGTATTGGATAACAAACTCTTTCATAGTAATATCATTTAAACGTTGGTGTTGAAGTAACCCAGGGACCGCAAACTTGTGGAAGTGCCCGCCGCGCCGATGATGACATGGTCAAGCAATTCGATCTTGAGCAACTTGCCGGCCTGAACCAGGTTCCGAGTTGCCACAATATCAGACTCCGAGGGGGAAGAGTCCCCGCTGGGGTGATTGTGCATCACAACGATGGCCGACGCCGAACCGATGATAGCTGGCCTGAAAACCTCCCGGGGGTGCACCATACATCCGTCAATGACGCCGACGGACACGACAAGGTGACCCTTGACCTTGCGCCGGGTATTGAGCAACAGCACCACCAGGCACTCCACCTCCGGGTTGAAGTTGGGGTGATTCACAACGTGATTCCGCCAGTAGGCTGCCGCCTTCTCGGGCGTGTCGCAATCGGCCAGGTCCGCCGGGTTGGGGCATTCACGCAGTGAAACCAACTTGTATTCCTTCGAATTGTAAGTGTTGCTCATGTCGTTCTTTCTCGTTCTGCCAGGGGTTGATTCCCCCAACTGGATATATTATCGTCCCTTCGGGAACAAAAGTCAAATTTTATTTTCAACTTTTTCAACCCGGAAACCTTCGTCCACCAGACGCGGTTGCAAGGACAGCCAGTCCCGGGCGATCTGCTCATGCGAAAATTCAATCCGGTCCGCCGGAACCCCCCGCGCGAGGGTAAACCGCACGCCATTCTCCTGAGCCTCATACAGATGCCCGCTCAGCCCTTGCTTGCTGGGGTTCACTGCGATTACATACACGCAACTCCCCGGTTGCTTCGTCAGGGGTTGTGATGTGAGAGCCCAACACCTCAGGCCATTATGCCTGAAACGCCACGCCGCAAACCATGCCCGGGCGACGTTCGAATGCGAGAACCATAAAACTTGGCTGTCTCCCAGTGAGCGCTGGCTGGTCAGAATCCCCGTGCCGTTACAAGCCAAAAACCTGCCATCCGACACAAGATGTATAACGTGGACGGTCCGGGTCTTGAGACCCTCACTATTCACCGTCTGTGCCGCCAGTGACTTGGCCGGTGACTTGTCCGGTGACTTGTCCGGTGACTTGGCCGCGCGGGACGCTTCCAGGGAATTCAACCGGCCGTTGGTCTCCTTCTGCACATCGCGCAGTTTGTTAATCTCGCCGATTGCCCCCGACAACCGGTAACTCTCCTGGTCCACGACCGCCGTGCGTGCCTCCAGCCGCTTTTGGTCCGCCGTCACTTTATGCGCCTTGTCCCAAAGCCGCCCCAGGCTCCCCGCGAGCGCCGCCCGTCTATTCCGCGCGTAGGAAATCGCGCTATTGACCCGTTCCTCCAATTCAGAAAATCTTTTGCCGATGGATTCCTTGTGCTCAAGAAACGCGGCATGCCGCTTCTCGTTCTCGCCATGGATCTCCGATAGGATTTCCATGCCTTTGTCGAGGCTCTCAGCGATCTTAAGAACGCGGGCCTCCAAAGCTTGGAGGGCAACTTTAACACTTAGGTCAGTCATAACTTTTTTCCTTTCTATTAGTCATTTTCCTTTCGAGAGTCTAATCAAAAAACACCTCGAAAAATCTCTTGAGCGGGCCACCACGACGAGCGGGTTTATAATGGGCGTTCCGGAGATCCCCCAGCTTATCAGCAATTTCAACCAAACCGCCGCCAAGCCGCGCCTCCAACTCAACAAGCCTCTTGTTGGTGGCCTCCTTGTGCTCACGGAACACCGAGTCGCGTCTTTCGTTTTCCTGGTGGATCTCAGACAAGATCTCCAAGGCTTTGTCAAGGGTGTCGCGCAACCTCCCGACGCGTGCCTCCAGGGCCTCGAATGCTGCTTTAACGTTTGGGTCAATCATATTTTTTTTTTCCTAAGTTTAGTTTCTCTACCCGCCAAAAATCAACGTTTTATCAACCATTTGTTCCCCCGCACTCTTTCAACCGCCACGTCATACCGCCGATATCCGCCCCACTTGTAATCAGCCACGGTCAACCGCGCCAGGAAATCAGACTCGTTTGGGAACAGCCGGAAGGTGGTCAGGCGGCATCGGGTTGGCCATATGTGACCCCAATAGTCCAAGACTATTTTACCCCTGAATATCCGATCCCTGGAAGCCGCAACTTTGCGGGCAGCGGGGCCAATTGTGAGGCGAAGGGCGATGTTGCGTGCGCGGGTCCCGCTGATCCCAAAAAACTCCTCAAAGCCATCCACACAAAGATAGCGGACGGGGCACCGCAGCGGCGTAGGCCCCCCGATCATGGTAACAGACCACGGGTAGTATAGGTCTTCACGCGCCGTGCGCGCCGTGTATGAAGGCAGGTCACCCCGAACTGTTCGGCGCTGAAGGATGATCACCGCGCTGATTTTCTTTTGTGTTTTCATGGTGCTTCAATAAACATAAACTCCTCCATGGATCTGTAAAAGGTGAGCGTGCTCACGCGCAAGCAGCCGGTGCCCAGATGGACGACGGCCTCCCGCGTGACCTTCGGGCAAAACTCTCCCGCACAGACGGCAACCTCGAAAAAGGTCACACAGTCCATGTCGGGGTCTTGAACATGCGAGGGAACCGAGTGCCACCGGTGAAAGTGGCAGGCCACCTTGTCCAACTGTTCCCGGATAACTTGGCACCGCTTTAAGCGGGCCACTACTTGTTGCTTGATGTCGTTCATGGCGGTAAATTAACACGGGTTCCTTCCCGTGTCAAATTTTATTTCTTAGTTGGTTATACATAAATTTCTTAAGGCAGATAATCCGAGGTGCTGTCCTCGATAAATGGAAGCTGGGCAGCGCACCCGTTTGCCTCGGCACGCTCAAAATTGGCAAGTGCCTTCTCAGCCACAACCAGCTTCGCCTTGTGCTCATGCACCCGGCGATTCAGAGATATGCCCAAAGCTGTCAGCGCGTGCTCGGGGTTGTCATAGCATGTCCTGAACGGCGATTTGAGACTCCGGGTTGGCGTTTCCGTGCCGCCCACGCGCCGGGTCCAGATGCACTTTTCCGTCTCCTTGGGGCACTCATACCTCAAGATCCTCAGGCCGCTCCAGCCCCCGCGTATGATGTAAATGTATCTCATATTAGTAGCTCAATTGCAGGTGTCCCCACTTCCGGCACCACGTCCGCAGCACGCTGTCCACCAGATCGAGGGACATCGACTTGCGGGCCAGTGACTCCACTTTGCCCTTGAGGAGCCTCGCGTGCCTTCGGTTCTTGGGCTGGATCTTGAATAGCGTTCGCATCTTCATGACCGCCGGGCAACGTCCGATTGTGCAAGGCTCCCCGATGTTCGCAAATGTTGGCAGTGTCTCGTTCATGAATATACTATCGTCCATCCTTGGTTGGAAGTCAAATTTTATTTTCAAACTATTTTTTGGGAACGCGGTGGATATCCCAACTGTCCCCCACGACAATCTGGGAAATCCTCGGGTTCCCTTTGGCGCGCATGAATTCCAGGATCCGGTTGAAGTAGCTGGGCGAAAACATGTCCATGTCGGGGCCGAAAAGAGTTTTCAGGGACCAGTGCAATTCAGCAGAGGACACCCGTATAAAATCCTGCAAACGGCCACGGGTCACGAAGATCCCGGGTTGGGCGCAAAAGTCCTCCAGCATGTCCGCCAGAAAACGAGCGGCTCGCCGGTCCCGGCCGGGGTTCCAATGCTCGCACGGCCAGTAGCCCAGCGTCCCGGCTGGGACGGTCAACGAATCGGCCCGATGAAAACGCCAGAACATAAGTGTCCCATGCTGGGGGCATTCCATGAACTGGCAGCGCCCGCTTTTATGGACCTGGCGCATCATGTCGGCAAACTTTTCGGCCGGGACATCCGTAAGTATGGCCCGGGCGAAAAGTGACACGAATGGCATGACCTTTTCGGCGTAGCAGAGCAACCGGCGTTGCAACACCTCAGTGGTCATGTCGATGAAACGGATTTCCTCAGTGCCATCCCAAAAAACATCCCGCTCCGCGCAGAAGTTGTTGACCAAATTCGCCAGCTCGGATTCCTGGGTGGGTGTGATTTTTATCCTCATGGTTTTCTTAACCCTTCTATGGTAACAGGGACGCGGCGCGCCAACAACGAGCGGCGGCTTCCTCGGCCGACAGTCGTGCCTCGAAGGCGGTCAAGCGTGCTTCGAAGGCGTCAAGGCGGTCCGCAAGGGATGGCCGTTTGGGTGACCCCGAGGGACTGCGAGGACTGCGGAAGATGCGCCACACATCGCCGGGGAGCCGCTGAACGTAGGGCCGGCGCTCCGCTGCCAACCCTTTCAGGGTCTCCCGGAAAAGGACGCCGGCGAAACACTTCATGTCCCCCCTGTGCAGGTCATCGAGAACATGATAAAGTTCCTGGGTGTGGAAGTCCTCGAAGGGCGATCTCCCGCTGCGGGTAAGGGTCATATAATCCCACAACATCTTGCGAAGAATGATGCGCCTCCGTTTGGATTGCAAGGCAAGTTGTTTATGCTGGGAATCCATACTCTTTTGTGCTTTGTCTGTCATGATTTTTCCTTGGTTGATTCTTCAAGCGCCTCAAAGAAGCCGGCCCGGCCGACGCCGTATTGATTCTTCAAGCGCGGCCACGCGTGCTTCAAGGGCTTCGAGACGCGCGGAAAGGGCGGCCTCCCCATCCACCATTTGCTCGACCAAGCAAAGGGTTTGTTCCACTGAACGGACACGCGCGGTGAGGGACTGGCTGTCGCCTGGCTTCGGGATGGTAAATCCGTAGGCATCCGACGTAGCCACTGGACCCGACTGCGGGGGTTGGCGTTGCGGGGTTGCGGCGATGCGCTTCTTGATGGCCTCAACCCGATCAAAGATTTGATCGCGCGTGCCCTGGTCGAAGAGGGGCGAGTAAAACTGCGCTCCCGTGGTGACGGCGTAACAGAGTGCCGCGTATTTCACACGCTCGTCATGGTAACGTGTCTGACCTGGCAGATCCGCGTCGCCGATGGAAAAATAACGGTAGTTCAGTGGCAGACTCTGTGGGTCCTTCCACAGGCTGGCCCGCTTGTAGCGGCGCATATACTGATAGAAGGCCACCAGGGCGCAGTCACGGGCGAATGCTGCCTTCGCACAGATTCCCTCCCATACGTAATATCGTTTGCCAAAGACAACGATCTGGGTCCGGTAAGAACCAGAACTTGGGTGGGATGCGTTGGGGAACACGACGGAAACGCCGCGCGGGCGAACGTCAGCGCGGGCGACTATGGCCGGCAAATACTCGGGATGTTCATTATTCATGGGCCAGTGTATTCTGAGAATCCAACAAAGTCCAGGGCGCACGATGCTTTTTCCTGTCACTTGCAAGTGAGAGGAAAACGCCCTGAAGTGCTAGGGCACATTCAACTTGGGCAAATGGAGAAAAACCTCATTTGGAGTAAGCGGGCGTGGAAAAAATGAGCCACGCCAAATTCAAGTGCTGTTATAGTCAGGGGTAACAACTGGGATCATAAAGTCAATATATATATTTATGTTTTTTATATATTTATATAAATATTATTTTTTATAAGGTCTATATAGACACAGTATGCCACCCCTGGCTATAATAGCACTCGGGCTCGTGACCGCCTGGTTTTTCCACGCCCGCTTGGGAAAATCTCTTGTTTGGGCGGTCTCCGCAAGTGTTACATTCCACTGCGCTTCCGAGGGTTTTCCCTGCACTTGCCAGGCGCTAGGGCTAGACTCGCACCCCTTTTCCGGCATCCTTCAGCATGCATAAGAAGATCAGGGACCAGCTTTTCAAGGCGACTCCCAAAAGCGTATCGGATTTGCGGCGTGCCGCCGCTGCCAAGACTCGGGAGAAGAAGCGAAAGGAGTTTTTCGATGCCATTGTCCGACGAGCCGAACCCCAGGACTGACGTCCTTCCGGACCCACCAGAGCCGACGCAGACGCTTTTGACGAAGTGCTATCTGACCTTCATCTTGCTGGAGGGTGATGCCAACAAGACCGCGCTGGCGTGCAATGTTTCGCCGGCCTTTGTGGAGCGCCACGCAAAGCGCGAGGATTGGCAGTCGCGTCTGGACGCCACGATCAACATGTGCTCGCCATCGTCGCGCGGGCCGGCGGAGATCGAGCGGTTGCTGAATCGGGCGGCGCTCTATGTGCAGGCCCAGCGGATCCGGCGTATCATTGACAGCGTGATCTCCGAGGTTGAGACGGCCGCCGTTGCTGACAAGTCCGTGTTGGACCTGTTCAGGGTCACCACGGAGTCGGGCCAGCGGATTGACCTGAAGCCCTTGGCCGACCTGTCCAATGCCGCCGTGAAGCTGTCCCAGATGGCAAATGCGGCCATGTGCGACACGGCAGCAGAGCGCGCAGCCCGGGTCAAGCACGACAAGTCCACCGCCGATGATAGCCTGGCCATGGGAAGCAAGGTCCTGGAGGGGCTGGCACGCATCCCAGTGGCATGCCCGGATCCCGAGGCTTTGGCGCTGGATGTGGTAGGGGATGCCATGGAGCGCCTTTCTGATGCCAAAGATGTAAGTGAGACATAATGCAGGTGAGACATAATGTCACACCAAGTGTGTCATAATGGCACACTTCCCCCCCCCCCGAAGGATTGTGGTGTAAACCAGGTGTGACATAATGGCACACCGAGCGAAAGGGTCTCCGCTGGGCGAGCGAGGCAGGATATTGTGCCCCGGGATTGTGCCACCCACTAGATATTGTGCCCGGGGATTGCGTCACCCACTAGATGTTGTGGTGGGGATGGCCCCGGCCGCGCCTGGGGGCGGGATCGGCAGCTTTTGCCCGGCCGGCGGTGGGCGGTTTCTACAGATTCCGCCCAAAACCTGCCTCTTTTCGCGCAGGGTGGTCAAAGATCGCCAAAAACCGACGGGGGACCCTGGTGGGGGCAGGGGTTGGCTCAGTGACTCCCGCGAAATTTGTAAAATTGGTTCCCACGGGTCTCCCTTTGTCGAAAAAATTACAGATTCGTTAGTGCCCGGTATACGGGCTGCCACCGGCGGGGATATTTACCCGCGTCGGTAAACTCAAAACTCAACGAAAGGTCCTAAAATGGCTAGCATCAAACTCGATTGGCCCGCGAATCCCTCAAATGAACTGGTGGAGTCCTACAAACTCTACCAAGCCGTCGATGGCGGCAACTTCGACTACCTGCAAACGGTGTTCTCCAACACCGTGACGCTCAACAACGTGACCGGAGACAGGGCGTGGAAGGTTTCCGCTGTGAATCTGGCCGGCGAGGGTGACCAGTCGGACCCCGTGGCCACGCCCGGGCTGCCTAGTGCCCCCGGGACGCCGACTCTGACCGTCGTGTAAGGCGACGCCAAGGAGGTAGTGTAAAGTGGGGGTGGCCAAAGAAAGCTGCCTCCACTTTTTTTTCAAAAATCGTCTCCCCCTCCTTTGACACCCCCGGCCCCCGTGCTACGTTGCGCCATGAATTGCCCTATATGTGGCCAATCTGAGGAACCGGTGAAGGCCCCTGGTCTGGCCGCGAATAGCGAGTGGCGGATCGCTTGGATCCATTCGGTGGCCCGCGCGGACGATGCCGGCCTACGCAAGAATTTTCACTGCCTTAGGTGCGGTCACGAATGGCAAACAGACATCCAGCACCCCAAAAGCCATGAATAACACGCAAGTCCCCGTCGGAGGGTTCCCTATTCTGGGAGTCCTCGGTTTGATTTTTGTCACTTTGAAGCTGACCAAGGTTATTGACTGGTCCTGGTGGTATGTCACGCTTCCCTTTTGGGGGTTCCCGGCTGCTGTGTTTGTGGTTTGTTTTGGCGTCTATCTCTTGGCCAAAGGTTTTCTTGTAGGCGTTTGGGCCTATGACAAGCTGCGGGGGCGGGGGAAATCGAAATTAAGGAGATCCTGATGAAACAACTATTTTTAGCGGCTGGCCGATTTGCGTTCCGCCTATTTTACACTTTTTGCGCCTGTATAATATACGCGCTCAGCCGGGTTGCCGTGGCGGCATTCTGGGCCTATGACAAGATAACCAGAAAATGAACTGCCAATTTTGCACCAAACTCTCAGCCTGCACCGTGCGGGTTATCGCTCTTTTCCCGCTGGAGAAGATCCAGTTGTGCAAATTTTGCACTGAGGACCCGGCCGGCCCGGGCCAGCCATACCGGCACCTGGACACGCCGATTTGTTACATCTGCGGCCGCGACCTTGGGATTCATTACATTCAGGAGTCGCCGGAAGGCCCGACATCTTGCCATCGGTGCCACATTTATGCCTGGGAGCAATTATGAAAAGACGCACATTCTTAGACAGGCTCTTTGCCTTTGGCCTGGGCGGTGCCGCTTCCTTAGCGCCGCGACCGGGGGGTTCCACGGATGCCACTTTTTCAGCGCCGCGACCGGTGGGTCCCACGGATTATTGCCGCTATTATCCTACGCCCGGCGAGCAGCGTTATGACTACACGGAGTTCAGGCGGCGCGTCGTGGCCCATGGTCCCCTGCGCGCGCGGGTAGCTCGTCGGGGCGTCCTCCCTGTGGAGGTGGAGTATTTTATTCGTGACGCCTGGGCGCTGGGCGAGAACCCTAAAAACGTCTGCATCCGGCATTTTTATTCATGACAACCTGCGTTTACATCATTTCGTTCCCCCGCGATTACCAGTTGCTCGCCTGGTCCGTGGCGTCGCTGCAAAAATACCTGCGCGGCGAGTGTGGCATCAAGGTAATGGTCCCCGAAGGTCCGGCCCCCGCGTTGCCCATCGGCCCCCACCCCGTCTCCGTCCAGCATTTTCAAGAGACCCCGGGGCGGGGCTTCCTTTTTCAGATGCTGCTCAAGTGCCAGGCGGACCTTTACTGCCCCGGCTTTGACCGGATCCTTCACTGGGATTCTGATTGCATGCTCTGCCGGCCCACGGACTTGGCGGAGTTCGGCGTTGCCAAGCCGATTGTTTATTACGGCTCGTATGCCTCGCTTTTCCCCGCCGCCCCGCACCTTCAGCTTTGGCAAGCCGCCGTGAAACATTGCCTAGGGTTCACTCCCGAGCACGAGTTCATGAGGTGCTTCCCGATGCAATACCCGGCTTACGTTTACCCGTCCACCCGTCGCCGCGTTGAGACAATCACCGGCCGCAGGTTTGACGACTATGTGCTGTCCACCCGGAACGAATTCCCGCAGACCTTCGCGGAGTTCAACACCATAGGGGCCTGGGCGTTTCTCGAACACCGTCGTGGAGTTGATTTTCGGGACTGGTCCCACGGTCCCTCTTGGGGCTGGCACACCATTCAGCAGTTTTGGGGTCCAGGCGGTCCGGACTTCAGGCAGCCGCATCAAGATAAAACCCCGCGCCAGTGCGCGCAGTATTTAGGAATTATATGAAGAGGAAAGTTATGGATAAGATAATGTTTGTTTTCGTGTATAAGTGCCCGGTCTGTAAGAAACAACAGGTTGTTCCTGAGTTATTGGGTCCCAATTTCGAGGCCATCAATCTGGCGCGGTTAGCGCGTCAAGGCCGGCCTCTGTATAAGGGAGATACAGTGGGGGTTCGCCGGCAGTTCCCGTGTTTTTGGAGGACGCATGAGGTGGTGACCGGTCAAGTGCCAGTGTTTGCACCGGAGCCGGATGTTTGCAGGTGCTGTTGCTGGGGTAACCAGAAGGATCGCGAGCAAAACCCTCATTTGTCGTATAGCCAATTTCCGGTAGCGGGGATCCCGCAGCTTGTGGCGGTGGTGCGCGTGGGAAGCGTAGCCCATCTTGCCGCTGGGCAGTGTGCCCAAATGATGTTGAAACCTGCAAAAAAAGAATGATCATTTAATATGGACACCTTTATCAAAGTTACATCCCTCCAGGGGGCGCGGCATGCGTATTATCGTGCTGCCCGGATTGAAGCCATTCAGGGGACCCCGGAGGGGACGCGTTTGTGGTTCGATGGCAGCAATGACACGCATACAGACGTCCGGGAGTCCGTGGCGGAAGTCTTGGACCAGATTCGCGGGCGAGTCTGCCGGCTGCCGTCGGAGGTCCCTGGTGACTCGTCGGATCTCCTGGAGGCGGTCCGCAAACTGGCCGACTACCCGCCCCCCGGGTTGGGACCCCCGAGGGCTGCCAATGATGCAGACTATGAATTGGGGAGGACTGTGGAACGGCAGCTTTTTATTGAACTTCGCGCGGATATAGTGGCCCGGCGTGACAACATTAATGCGTGGGGCGTGCTGTCGATGCTGGAGAAGGTCTTGAATCAGTCCCTTGACAGGGCCAAGAAAGCGTGCGAAGTTAAGGCATGAACGAGAAAGCCGTTTTGTATCTTCGCGTTTCCGGCCAGGCGCAAGTTGAGGCCGGCGGGTTGGAACGCCAGCAGGAGTCCTGCGCGAATTTCGCCCGCAGCCGGGGTTTTGTCGTGGCCGGGGTGTTTTCTGACGAGGGCGTGTCTGGCACGATGCCGGCGCTGATGCGCCCCGCGTTTGGGGACATGTTGGTTGCCATGACCGCGCAGGAGGCCACGTCCGTCATTGTGGAGCGCGCGGACCGGCTCGCCCGTGATTTGATTGAGTCGGAGTTGATTATTCGACATTGCGCGGAGGTTGGCATCAAGATTTATTGCGCCGACTCCGGGGAGGAGTTGGTTTTTTCCCCCGACACTGACCCGACCCGAAAACTGTTTCGCCAGATCATGGGTGCCCTGGCGGAATGGGACAAGTCCGTCATTGTGAAAAAACTCCGCGCCGGCCGGGACAAGGTCCGGCGTGAGAAGGGCCGATGCGAGGGCCGGAAGCCTTTTTCTGGTCGGGAGATCATCCAGGAAATCGTCGCCATGCACCAGACGGGGTGGGGCCTGCCGGGTATAGCGGACTTCCTCAACACAAATTTCCCCGACCAGTCCCCCACGGGGGTTCACTGGTCACGCCGAACCATCCAACGAATCATCCAAAGAGAAAGTGAAAACCATGATAAACAGACCTGACGGATTACCGGTGGACTTTTCCAAGTCCCCGCAAGACATCGCCGACGAAATCAACCGCACCGTGGAACAGGCGGCGCAAGCTGACCCGACCCTTGACGTGAACAAAGCCGTGCATGACATGGTGGAGGCCGCCAATGATGTGGACCGCAAGCGGGGGGCTGGGGTGGACCCCCACGGGCTGTTACAGGATCTTCCGCCGGCAGCGGGCGAGAACGACAACGCCCAGGGGCGTTTTCTTGTCGCCTACTACAACGTCCTGACTGCCGATTTGCGGGCCATTCTGGCGTCCAAGATCCCCATCGTCGCGGAACTGCACGCGAAGCCGGACGGCACCCTGCGATTTGAGATCTATCCTTCGCAGCCGGTGGTCCGAGTTGATCACGCGGCGGGGAAGGTGATTCTAGCCAACCCTGAACCGAGCCAGAGACCTGATGTTGCGCCCTTTGTTCAGCTTCCCCCGCCGGCACTGGAGGCCCTTGACAATCCGGGTGACTCGGAACAACCTTCTGAAGCCGCCCCCGCCCACCCGGCGAAGGTTGGTTGCTGTGGCGGTCTCGACTGCTGCAACGAAGAACCCGAGGCGGCGGTCTGACATTGATCTTCCCGGCACGGATGCTGGGTCGTAAATAATTGCTGGGAACGGACGCCCAGCTCCTTTTGCGGGAAGGGCCGGATGCCCGGAACGGTCTCATAAGCCGGACCTGCAGGTTCAACTCCTGCTCCCGCATCCAAATTTTTATGAAGCCGATCAACATCCTAATCACCGGAAGCAACTACTGGAACATCGGCGACGACATTGTCCGGGAGGGCGTGATGGCCATCTTTCGGGGGCTGGTTAATCCCCGCCCCATCAACTGGTGGTTTTATAATTTCGCGGCCGCCCAGAACGCTTCCGGGTCATGCGGCGAGGTGCTGAACACGGTTGCTCTACATGACCTGCCGCACCTTTTGCCCCTTCTCGATCTCGTGATTTTCCCCGGGCTCGCCGTGGGCCGGGAGATATTCGAGTTGCAGGCACAGATCCAGGCCCGGGGCCTCGGGCACAAGTGCTTTTTCATCGGCGGTATGAATGAGAACAACTATGCCGCTGAATGGGCGGGCAAGGCTCCCGTTCGCCGGCTGCTCAAGGAGGCCGCCGTCGTGATTGGGCGCACCGTCAAGCACCCGCACACGCTGGATACAGACGGGGTTCCTTACCAGGTGCTGCCGTGTCCGTCCATCCTCTCGTGTCACCCGGTGGAGGGCCACGTCATGCACGACACGCCCCGGCTTTCGATGTCCATCCAGTTGCCGCAGGGTCACCCCCTGGCCGTCGTTAATCATGCGACCAGCAAGGACGCCTACCAGGCGGCGATGGCAATTTTGGAGGGACAGCGGGCGCGCCGCCCGGTGGACTTGGTTTGCCACCACAAGAGTGAGTTTTTCTATTTTCAGCAATTGCTGAAAGGGCAGCCAAACGTGAATGTCATCATGTCGAGCTGGTTCCAGGATGTTTGGGCGCATTACACCTATCACGCCGACTTTGTTGTGTCCACCCGGCTGCACGCGGTGTTGCTGGCGCGCGCGCTGGGCCGTCCGGGGATCGTGGTCAACAACTCGCCCCGGCACTTGGAGGCCCTCCGCTTATTTCAGCCGGACACCCAGGCCACCTTGCGTCCGGACACCCAGGCCACCTTGCGCGTGGACCAGATCGGGAACTTTATCAGGGAGGTGGACACAAACCCCGGGTGGGTCCAGTCTTGGCAAGCCGGCGTCTTAGACCACCAGGGGAAGGTGTGGCGGGATTACTCTAATGCCATCAATCCGCATGTCCAAAAACTTATCATTCAAAAATGAGTATCACCTGGGCGATTGCCTTTATCAGCTCCATTATCAGCTTGCGCTATATTCGCAGGCGGCTGTTCCGTCGACGCTCTACGCCCGTCCAGAGTATCACGCTGAGCTCGTTCAGTTCATCCCAGTTGGCGTCGATGTGTCTGTCGCGCCCGCTGAAGTCGCGCCGGACGACGCCGTCAACTCCTGGATCGGGCACGACGACTTCCACACCAAGCACCCCAACTGGCACGATTACCACGCCTTTTACATCGACTTCTTTAAGGCCCTCAGCCGCCGGGTCGGAGTCCGGCCACCCTTTTCCCAGCCCGGCCACATGTTTTTTAACTCCCCCCGGATACCCGAGCGACGGATTGATCCGCGCGGATATGACTGGCTTGTTATCAACGCTGCCCCTCGGTCAGGACAATTTGATTTCGCGTCCTGCCAGTGGCTCCATCTTGTCACAGCTCTTCGGAATGTCCGGCAAACGGTTATAACCACCCACCCCTGCGGGCTCCAGCACATCCCGGCCACGATTGACCTGGGCTACAAGGTTATTGACATCGCCAAGCTTTCGACCCAGGTCAAGAATGTTGTGGCCATTGACACCGGTCCCACGGGGAGCACCTTTAACGCATGGAACCAAACGACGGTGAAGAACCGCTTCATCCTTCACCGGACAAATTACTTCACGCACGCGGGCTGCCACCGAGTCGCCGCGTGGGCCGACCTTTGGCCGGCGATTCAGGCCAGCGGAGCATTAAGTCGCACGATGACCTGATCGCATTCGCCACGGAGGCTTTGCACGATGGCCGGAAAAGGGAGTGCGCGGAGGCGGTGGCCCGATTCTCAGGGAATCCCGTCAAGGCGGCTCTGACGCCCTCGCAGATTGATCAACTGAATTTTTCCCTGTTGCAGTGGGTGCTGGACAACGACCGCTATTTTGACGCGGCCGCGCTCTTGTGGCCCAGCACGCTGTTCACCCCCAAACCCGAGTCCACCCGGCAGGTATGGAAGTTGTGGGAGGAGTCATCCCAGTTTCTCCTTCAGGGCGCGGCGTCCATGTCCAAGTCGTTTTCTATTGGCGTCCGCCTGCTTCTGGAGTGGGTCCGGGATCCCGCCCACACCACGATCAAGGTTCTTGGTCCTTCGGAGGACCACCTTCAGAACAACCTCTTTTCGCACATTGTGGAGCTGCACAAGGGGGCGGCCATCAAGTTGCCGGGGGTGATCCAGAGTCTTTACATCGGTCTGGAGCCCCGGAGTCGGCGCGGGTCCATCGCCGGCGTCGTGGTGCCCCTGGGCAAGAAATCGGCGGCCAAGCTGCAAGGAACAAAAAGGTTCCCGCGCCCCAAGAAGCATCCCAAGTTCGGCAGCCTGTCGCGCTTGTTTGTGTTCATGGACGAAGTCAACAAGATCCCCCCGGGCATTTGGTCGGACGTGGACAACATTCTTTCGGCGGCGCGCGCGGATGACGTCGGCGGGTTCAAGGTCGGCGGCGCGTTCAACCCCCAGGAGGAGGGGGACGCGGTCGGGATCCGCGCGGAGCCGGAATGGGGCTGGGAGCAATTTGACGGGGACCAGCATTTCCGCTGGAAGTCCAAGCGTGGGTGGGATGTCCTCCGGCTGGACGCCCGGAAGTCCGAGAACGTGTTGGCCGGCGAGGAAATTTTCCCCGGGCTCCAGACCAAAGAGGGGATGGAGAAGATTATCCGCAATTCCGGCGGATACAATACCCCCGGTTATTACTCTATGGTCTGCGCGATGTTCCCGCCGGCGGCAAAGTCGTTTGCCATCATTGCCCAGGGGCTTATTCACACGGTCAAGGGGGAGGTTCTTTGGGCGAGCGCGCCGGTCCCGTGCGGCGGGCTGGATGTGGCCCTGGAAGGCGGCGACAAGGCCGTGTTTGCCCACGGGGAGTGGGGCTTGGCGCGCGGGATAAAGTTCCCGCCGACGTTTGAGAATCCCAAGGGCAAGGAACTGCTTTTCCAGCGCGGCAATGCGCCGGCGCTGAAGAAGATGCTTTCCTTGCAGCAGCTTTACGCAATCCCCAGTTCAGCCACGGTGGACCTGGCTATCCTCGTCAAGGATTTGTGCGTCAAACTTGGGGTGCGTCCGGAGTGGTTGTGTGTGGACCGCACGGGCAATGGTGCCGGGGTTCATGATCACCTGAAAAAATACTGGTCGGAGCGGACAAAGGGAGTGAATTTTTACGAGTCCGCGTCTAGCCGAAAGATTTTCGAGGAGGACGAGAAGACGGCGGTTGAGCTATACATGCGGGCGGTCTCGGAAATGTGGTTTGCCATGTCCAAGTGGATTGAGTTCGAGTATTTTAAGGTTGACCCGCGAGTGGACACGGAGAAACTTAATCCGCAGCTTACGGGCCGCCTCTTCGTCCCGGGAGAGAAGACGAAGGTTGAGAGCAAGAAGGAATACGAGAGCCGTGGTAACACGTCTCCGGACGAGGCAGATGCGGTGGCGTTGCTGATTCATGCCGTGCGTATGGAGGATTTGGCAGTGCTGACCATGAACCCGACCCCCGGCGAGGTGGGGACCACGGGGGACGACGATGACGGACCCTTTTTCCGGGTCGACTCAACAAATCTTTACGACCATTCGCTATGAAACTGAAGCCGCATTTGGTTCCGCCCGGCGGATATGTTTTCCGCGACGCGGAGGGCGTCTCGCACCAGGGACAGAGTTGGCCCCATCTGGTGCGTGTCGTAGCGCAGCACCGCGCAATGAGAAAACTCGCACCGGGCGATCCCGCAAAGGAGATCACCGAAGTGGTTTGCTCCGCACACCCGGAGTTATGCCACGCCGGTCCGGGCGTGATTGGCGAGGGCGACAAGGACGCTTACCATTCCCGGGTTGCGAGCTGGCTTGCAAAAATGGTTGGTTTGTTCCGCGCTGGGAGGTTGCGTTATTGCGACGCTGCGGCGGCGCGGGAGCGCGCGGAGGTGTGCCGGGGCTGCCGTTACCAGGACGGGTATCAGAAGGGTTGCGTGACCTGCCAGCAGTCCAATCAGGCGGTGCAGGACCAGCTTTTGCGGGGTCGACCCGATGCGGGGCGCGGGTTGCTTGGTTGCGCCGTTCTGTCCGAGGACACGGCGGTTTCGGTGCATCTTGATGAACCCCGTTTAAACAAGGCGGAGTTGCCGGCACATTGTTGGAGGAAAGTCAAGTGAAAATGTTTGAAATTGTGGGCCGGTTTGTGATTGCAATGGTCAAGGCGGGGTGGACGTGGCTGTTCCGGGGGTCGGTCTTGGTTGCAGACGCGGAATTTGACGCGCGGGTCAAGACCTGTGAGGGCGGGTGTCCTTTTTTTCGGGCCGGGACACGCCAGTGTTCGGTGTGCAAGTGCTTTGTCGATCTGAAGGCGCAGCTTAGGACGGAGAGGTGCCCCGACAACCGTTGGAAAAAATAGTCATTTACAACGTCCGCCTAATACAGATTCCTTAGTCATGCCCGATTTCGAAGCAGAACAACCGGCGTTTGCCGGGAACGCAATCAACAACCCCGACTTGTCCAGCGGGCTGGAACCTCGGGTTCGGGCAATCCGGAGCGGCGTGGAGGCTGGGAAGCTGGTCAAGTATATGATCGACCAGCACCGGGATCGTAACATCAAGAATGCCCGGATCATGGCCAAATATAACTCCGAGCAGCCGCATACCCAGGCCAAGCTGGACGCGGAGGGGCTGGGTTGGAAGTCCAATTTTTCGACCAAGCCGTTGACGATCCTGATTGACAAGGTGGCTCCCCGGTTCCGGCAGGCGCTGGACTCCGCCAAATATTTGACCAACGCCAAGTTGCCGGACGATGCGCCGGGTGCGGACCGGAAAACGGAGGCGTTCAGGCGGGAAATCACCCAGTTGTGCCGTGCCCGGCGCGGGTGGAAGACTTTTATCTCGTCCGTGGCTCAGGAAAACGCGCTTTTCGGCTATGACGTGGTGGCTTGGCTGGACGAAGTGACGTGGTTCCCGAAATTTTTCCGTCAGGACGAGTCATTTTTCCCGACCGGCACCAAGCAGGACGCCAATTCCGCCCAGGTGTTGATTCTCAAGGAGGATTTCCTGCTCCATGAGCTGTTTGACAAGATCAAGGACAAGGAGGATGCCAAAGACGCGGGTTGGGACCTGGAAACCACCATCCGGGCGATCAATACCGCGATGCCGATGGACCGTAGGAGTCAATTTGCCGATTGGGAGCGGGTGTATCAGGACATGATCCGGGAATCGAGCATTTGCGCGTCGTTGGAGAGCGGCGCGAAGGTGGTCACGGTTTACAGTTTGCTGGTGACGGAGATCGACGGCAAGGTGAGCCATTACCGGCTGGAAGACCGGTCGTGGGAAGTGCTGTTTGAGCGGTTTGAGCGGTTCCCTTCGATGGAGCACGCCGCCTCCTTCTTTTCTTTTCAGCACGGCAACGGGACCATGCACGGATCCAAGGGGATCGGCCGCGAGATTTATTCCATTGCCGGCATTTTGGACCGGTCGCGCAATGACGTGGTGGATCGGTTGCTACTGGCTGGCAAGATGATCATCCAGGGGGATGAACGGTTGCTGAAGCGGTTCCGGATGTCGCTTGTCGGCAACGCGATTTTGATCGGTTCCGCGTATAGTGTGGTTCAGAACCGGCTGGATGGTGACGTGGAGCCGTTTTTTGCGCTGGACAATTATCTTTCCGCGCTCCTTGACCAGATTGCCGGGGCGGCGTCACCCAAGCAGCTCCAAGGGGAGCGGGTCACCGCAGCTCAGGTGAATCTTGTGGCGTCTCGGGAGGAAGAGCAACGGGACGTGATCATGGAGCGTTTCCTGGCGCAGTTCGCCGACCTGATGCAGACTTTGCAACTCCGCGCGGTGGACTCGGAGACGATTGAGGACGACGCCAAAGAGATGCAGAAACGACTTTTGAAGATCATGGACCGCGAGGAGATGGACATGCTGGCCAAGAGTCCCGTTGCATCGACTGTTTCCGATTACAGTGACCTGAAGCGGCAACAGATCGCCCTGATTGCGGCAGAGAATCAGGGCAACCCTTTGATCAACCAGCCGGAAATGAAACGCCGGCAATTGACCGCGCAGATTGACGAGGAGTTTGCGAACGCGGTTATGCTGCCCGAAAATGACCCGACGGTCCAGGCTGAGCAGCAGCGGTTGCAGCAAATGGAGTTGCAGATTTTGACCCAGGGGCAGCCGGTGCCCGTTTCGCCGCGCGACGATGCGGCGATCCACTTGGCGACGTTGCGTCCCGCGTTGGAAGCGGCGGGCCAGGAAGTCATGAGCAACCCGCAGACCCAGCCGATTTTGGAGGCCCTGGTGGCCCACGGAAATCAGCACCTGGCCATGGCCCAGGAGCAGGGGTTGGATATGGCCGATTTTGAGGAAGACGTCAACTTTCTGAACCAGTTGACCGCCGCGATGGCGGAGTTGCAGAAACTGAACGAGCAGCAGGCTATCGTTGAGCAGGAGGCCGCGCAGTTGGACGCCGAACAACTCCCGCCCGGAATCTGATATGGACCCAATCGACCACTGGAATTCTGAACACGCGGCGAACGTGAAAGCGTTTTTCGGCACCCCGAGCGGGGTGCTTTATCTGGAGTTGTTGCGCGCCATGCGGCCGCTCCCGGCGCAGTCCAACGAGACCAACGACATTGTGCGCCAGTCCGGCCGGCAGGAGGGATATGACGCCGCCATCCACAATTTGCTTTTCGTCACCCGTCCGGAACTTCTGAACCCTGTGGGCTCGGGAGCCGAGGCATATCCGTCGCTGGACGATAATACGAAATGGACCGACGACAATAAACCCACCCAGTAACCATGGCCGACGAAATTGACATCCAAACCCAAGACACGCTGACCCCGGAAAGGGACAGTGGTCATAATCAAAACGCTGATCTCTCGCCCGAAGCATCGGAGGATTCCATTGATGCCATCAATGCTCTTTTCGAGCAGACGACGGGGGAGAAACCGCCGCGCGTGACGGATCCGAGCAAACCAGAACCCAAGGACCCAAGTGAAAATATTCAGGACCCTGTTAAGAGTGCCGACGTGGATCAACCAGACCCTGCGAAAACTGATGAACCCAAGGAAGGAGATCCCGCAGATCCCGGAGACGGAGAGCCCACTACAGAAGGCGATACGGGAGGAGGGGACCCGGAGGTTGCGGCAGGACATGAAGGAACTTCCGGAGCAACTGCGAAGGAATCACGAGGCACGGATGCAGATTCTAAGGCCGACGCCGTTTCCGAAATTGATGGGGTCCAGTTGCCGCCCCACACCAGCGAAAAGGCGTCCGTCAGTTTCAACCTCGTTAAGCAGAAAGCTAAAGAGCAAATCGAAGCCCGCGACCAGGAAATCGAAACCCTCAAAACCAAGCTTGGGGAATTCGAAAAAAGCGAAGTTGTCACCCCGGAGGAAAAAGCCGAGCTGCAAGAGCTGAGGAAGTTGCGCGCGTCCCTGGAGATCGAGAAGGACCCCGCGATCACCAAGGAGTTTTCCCAGCGGATCGCTGAGAACGAATCCGAGATTTACGCCAAGCTGACCGAAGCTGGCATGACCACGGCCCAGATTGACACGCTGAAGAAGATGGGGGGTCCCGGGAAGCTGTCCAACTGGGATGCGATCTACGCGCATTTGTCCCCGTCGCAAAAGCGGGTTGTCGATTCTCGGTTGACCGAGAACGAGCGGTTGGAGAAGGACAAGGCGCGGAAGATCCAGGAGGCGAAGGCCGACGTGGACCGTTTCATCGAAGAGCGGAGTCCCAAGGTGGTTGTTGAGCGGGAGTCAAAGGTCATTGAGAAGTCGGCTAATGACATGCTTGGGCAACTGGGCTGGGCGGCGAAGCAGGACGTCCCCAAGGACGCCACCCCGGAGCAGCGCAAGGCCGTTGAGGCGGCCAACAAGTATGCCGCCGAACAGATCAAAGTTTTGGAGGGCCTGTTGGTGGATCGCTCGCCAGAGAATCACGCAACGCTTGCCATCGGAACCATTCAGGCCCTCTATTTTCGAAAGCAGCTCGATTCGCAAACAGCGCAGATAGCGGAGTTGCGAAAGGCGAATGAGGAATTGACGGGCAAGTTGGGGCGGATCCGGAAGGCGGGGGCGTCCACGCGCACGTCGGCTCCGGCCAAGCCCCTGAAGCCGGCCACGGATATTTTTGACACAACCGCCGAGGACGCCATTGACGCTTTGCGCCAACAGGTCCAGGGTAACGGGGGATGAGCTATCTTTCCGACATAGTCAGCCGGAAGATCCGCGAGCTGGGGATTCCGGCGTCGGCGGAATATTTCGAAGTCCAGGAGGCATTGATCCGGCAGTGGGATCGTGGGTCCAAGCGGCCATCCCTGGAGGCGGTGGAGAAAGTTTTCCGCGCGCCTGAGTTTGAGCCGGACGGCAAAGTCAAGGAGGCTGAGTGGGACGGAAAGAAAGTCGTCATGCTCCTGCCGTGGTATAAGAGCACGTCGCCTATCACGGCTTTTTCGGTGATGGGGCTGTTGGATAAGACCAAGGTTTCGGTGATCATGTCATTTGGGGACGCGTTCATCGCGCACACCCGTAACAAGCTGGCCCATCAATTTCTCAAGACTGATGTTGAGTGGGCTTTTTGGGTGGATGACGACATGATCATTCCCTGGGGCAACGCGGCTTGGTTCAACGCTTATTCCGGGTATAATCTCCCCTCGCATTTCGCGGGGATGCACGCCCTGAACCGGCTGATGTCCCACGGGAAGACTCTGGTCGGGGGGTGCTATTTCGGCCGACGGTGGGGTGGCCGGCCTGTTTACTCCGAGGGGGCATCCAGCAAGGAGGAGGCGGAGTATGTTCGGAGGGGTCCCCACGACACGCTCAAGCCGACCCGATGGGTTGGCACGGGCGCGATGCTGATGCACCGGAGTGTTCTTCTGGACGTGGAATCGAAATTTCCGGAGTTGCGGCGGGTGGATGATCGGCCCGGGCACTGGTTTACTTCTTCGGAGCATGATCTTTTGCAGGCGTCCACGGAATGTCTGGATATTCTGGATGACAAGGCCGCGACATCGGAATCCCGCGTGGCGCGGGTGCGGGAAATTTTGCACGACGGCCGGCACCGGTCCATGGCGCACTCCAAGTTGGGTATGGGGGAGGACGTTCAGTTTTGCATCCGGGCGGCGCAGGCCGGCCACCAGGCGCATGTGGACCTGGGCCTGCTGTGCGGGCATGTCGGCTCATATTGTTTTGGACCGCGTAGCCACGATTGACCCATGAAAAAGTTTCTCCTTGCGCTACAGTATTGGGACGGGGACAAGGCGGAGGCCGAGCAGTTGGCGCGGCTGATTGCGGATCTTGAATCCACGCGCAATCCCGAAGTTGACATAATGCTGGTCTGCCGTTTTGACTCGGGGCACAGCGGCTCCCTAGTGGAGCATGTATCAAAGAAGTTTGACGTTTACACGCACAAGTCCCGGCGGCGGGAGACGGGTTGGCCGGCGGGTTGCAATGCTTTGTTTTTTGACACGGTGACCCGGATTTACGAGTTGTGCCATGCCCGCAAGCTGCCGCAATATCAGGCTATCCTGACATTCGAGGCGGATTGCTGCCCGTTGCGCCCGGGTTGGCTTGAAATGCTTTGGGCTGACTGGCAGCGGGCGAAAGTCAAATTTATGGGTGACATACTCAAGCACCCGGGCGAGCACATGAACGGCAATATGTTCCTTTCCGGGGACCAGGATCTGCTGAAGAAGATTGCCCACAAGATTATCGGGTGCGCCCCGTCGGGCGGCTGGGATTTTCTTTTGGCCCCGCATTTCAAGCAAGCCGGCTGGTATTCCACCCCGTTAATGCGGTCCGAGTGGACCCGGCAGGCGGAGTTTACGGCCAAGGAATTGGAGGATCAGATTCAGTCAGGACTAGTGTTTCACCATGGGCTGAAAAACGATTCTTTGAAGCGGGTTGTCCGGCAGCGCTGGCTCCCCCAGGTCCCCCCAATAAAAAAATCTTGACGTCAGTCAGGATTACGGCATCCTTTTCCAGAGCTAAAAACTTTTGCCGGGTCTTGCTCAGACCAGGAATGGCCTATTCCCCGCTGGCCGTCGGGATGAACAAACTCATAACCGGGCAGGATTGCCCAAGTTCGCAGGAAAGGATTTCCAATGGGAGATTGCATCACGCCGGCCGCGCTGTCAGAAATCGCGTCCAAAGATACCAACAGGCTTGTGGGGTCCATCGCTAAAGCGCTGGCCGCCAACTCGCCTTTCATGAATGTTTTGTCCGGAGGCGTTTTTGCCTCTGGTGTCGCCGATACTCAAAAAACCGTCGTCCAACAGCAGGCTGCGCCTGGCGATTCGCTCGCCGTGCCGACCTTCGTTTGTGATCTCGACATCTGCGGGACCCAGGGTCTCCAGGATCTGACCGGGACTACGGAGTTTGAAATTCGGCTTGAGAGCAAGCGGGGATTCGGTCCCCGGATTTGCGTCAAGAAAGGCTATTCCGCCTTTCGGGGTTCCTACGTGATGGCCGAGGACAGCTTGAAAAAGCTGATCGTCCAATACGTGAATTCTGACATCCGGGCGCAGCTTTATTTGCGGTCCGCGTCCAAGTTCAACGCTGTCGCCGGCCTGGATTTCCAATCGTTGTTCACGGGGGGTTCCGAGACCGATGTGGGCGTCATTTTTGCCGGAAACGGCACGCTTCTCCCCACCGGCCAGATCACCTTCAAGGCGCTGCATGTTATTGCGCGTTATCTGAAGGACGCGCTGTTCGCGGATATGTTTCCCGCCGGGGGCAAGGTCCAGTCGCATTTCCGTTTCATCGGCAGTTCCGACATCATCGAGAGTTTTCGCGCGGAGATCGGGGTGGAGAATGTTTTGATCGCGCTCACCACCGGCTCATTCAAGTTGGGCGAGGTGGCGTTGTCCGCGTTCTCCTTTGAGAGTTCCCCGGCCTACCGTGGGATCGCTTTCGGCACCGACCAGCGTCCCTTGCGGGCGTCCGGGTTCAACGCCGACGGCACGCTGGCCCTCATTGACCCCGTCGTGGTGGTCACGGACGCGGTCAACAACCGCGCCTACGCCAAAGCGAGTCCGACCTGGCTTGCTGCCCTCTATGAGGTTGGCTTCTTGATCGCGGAAGGCTCGTTCAAGCGGCTCGTGCCCGAGCGGTATGTCGGGGAGGGAAGCTTCCGCTTCGCTCCGCAACTGCACATGGGTGAGCTCGAATGGCACTACCAGTTGGACAACGACTGCAACGTTTACGGGGATTTTGGCTGGCACAAATACCAGATCACCCGGGCCTACCAGCCGTTGCGGCCTCAGCACATCGTGGCCATTCTTTACAAGAAGTGCCCGAACGATCTCGGTCTCGTGGCCTGTGATCCGGAGTCCCTGACTAGCTTCTCTGGCGCGGACGTCCAGGTTGGGGTCGGTTGCCAACTCTAAGTTAAGCGGCAGCTTTGACATTCACCGGCCGCTTGCATTCTAACGGGTGCAAGCGGCCTTATTACTACTATGAGCAATTCTTACAGAACAGCGGACACCAGCAACGACATTCTTCGGAAGATCCTAAACACTTTGATCGGCGGGGGCAACGGGCTGCCTATCTTACAGGGATCCCTGGATAAAGGGATTGATTCCGTTACGGCTTGGCCAGCGGATGCCAGCCTGTCCCATTCAGAGGCCAACGAGGCGAGCCGGCTGGTCAAATCCGCCCCCGGCAAGCTTCTCTATGTTGTGGGGTATAACTCGAAGGTGTCCGCCCAGTGGATACAGATACACAATGCGGCGAGCGCCCCAGCCAATGGGTCGGTCCCCGTGCTGACTCAAACGGTTCCCGCGTCGAGCAACTTTGCCATTCCCCTTCCGGACACCGGTTTGGATTTGGATGTTGGGATTGTCGTGGCCAATTCAACCACGGCCACCACGTTGACGGCGGGCTCCACCGACATTTTTGTGACGGCCATTTTTATTTAGGATGCCCTTTCCAGTTCGAACTTTTAGCTTGCGGCGCGCGCTTCACGCGGTAACCCGTGATTGGGTCTTCCGCGTTGAACTGGCGGGGTCCTCGGTGTCGGATGCGTCAATCGCGGCGCATGACGTTTTCATACGGGGGCTGGAATCGGATGGGGTGCTTGGCAAAATCCGACGCCTCAATACTTTTTCGGGGCAATTGCTGGCGGCGGCGTTGACTCCCATCATTTCAACGGTTGGGTATTCGTCGGACGTAAACAAGGGATTTGTCGAGGGCGACTATTCCGAAACCACGGGCATCAAAGGCAACGGAGCAAAGTATTTGTTGCCGGGGGTGCGCCCGCGCGCGTTTCCGGTCAGCGATTTATCGCTTTGGTGCTGGGCGGATGAACTGGAGACGGTCAGTAGCACGGCTTACCTCATGGGAACCTTTGAGACGGGGGGACCCGTCTATGAAATGGCGGCCATACGCCCGGGCGCGTTTCCTCGGGGCGCTGCACAGGCCACCAACCAGGCGACTCCCCGGGAAGTGTTCTTTTCGGTGCTTCGGGATTTTGGGGGATTTTTTGGGGCAGCGTCCACGGGGTTGTCGCTTTTTGAAGTTCTGTGGAACGGCGAGCGGGAAGTTAGCAGCGCCGTAGCGGTTTCTGAACCTACTGCTTTTGTAAACCGGGAGTTTTCGGTATGGGGGCGCAGGACGGCCGGTGGAGCCCCGCAACTTCCCAGCACGGCCCGTATTTTTGTCTACGCCATGGGGGAGTCCTTGGATCGCACCGAGTCGCGCGCGCTGTGGCGTCGAGTGGGTAATTTGATGACGGCCTTGGGGCGGGAGAATGTGAACACGGGGAATCCTGTGATTATGTGGGGGGATTCCTTTTCGATCCCCGCCACGGCACTTTTCCTTTATGAGGCTTTTAACCATACCCGCAATGTTGTTGGGGCGGGCGTCGGCGGGGAAACGTCCACCCAGATTAAGACGCGGTTTCTTGCGGATCCCGAGACGCACGGATGGACAAATGTCGTATGGTCGGGCCGGATCAACTTTGGGGACCCCTCCACAGTGCTTGCGGATATCGCGGAAATGGTCTCGAACCTTACCACAAATCCAAAGAGATTTCTGGTGGTAAGCATTTTCAATAACTCCTCGGAAGGGGTTGGCACGGCCAACTACAACGCGATTATGGCGCTTAATGCCATGCTAGAGGCGGCGTATCCGGACAATTACGTGGACCTTCGAAGTTATATTGTCAGCCAGTTTGATCCGGGAGATCCAACGGATGTGCTGAACCACGCGGAAGACATTCCGCCTTCCACACTTCGCGAGGATACCTTGCATTTGAACGACGCGGGGCGTGCGGTGGCAATGGATTTTCTAAAAGGGGTTTTGGTTTTGAAAGGGTTTTAAATGGAACAATTCAAGGTAGGCGCGGCGGTGGGGGTTAACGGGTTGATGGCCATGGTCCAATCGGTGGCGGCATCGAATGCATCGGGGTATGTCCTGATTCTGGCCCAGATTGGAGTCGCGGTGGTCACCATTATTTACATTGCCACCAAGGTTTGGAAGTTGTGGCGCAACAAGAAAGACGAATGAGCTGTTCCTGTAATAATTCGAGTTGTCCGGATTGCAACCCCTGCACGCCGGCTTGCCCGGCGGAGTCGGCGTCGTGCGAGACCCTGCCCTCCGCATTGGAAAACTTCATCCTGCAGTTTTTCGGCTCAGTCACGCGGACCGTTGTCAACGGCCGCGTTGTATGGACGCTGCCGTGTGACTTGGAGGCGGGCCTGGAAAACAATCCGCGCGGCGCGGACGAAGGGCTCGCTTGCTACTTCCTCCGACTTTTCGGGGACGGCATTATCGGTTCCACGGGGCCGAAGGGCAGCACAGGAGACGATGGGGCGGACGGGCACAATGCTTTCACGGTGACGCTGTGCGTCCACACGGTGCCGTCGGCGGGGGAGAATTTCGAGATCCAGGTATTCGCCAACCCGGCTTTTTCGGTGGGTCAGACGGTGTTTATTAATGGGGCGGGCTACGCGGAGGTGAAGCTGGTCACTGGGGACACATTGTCTTTGACCATGATCGCGGTCACAGGGACCATTGGGGCTACCTACCCGGCTGGATCTCTTGTCACTATCGCGGGTCCACAGGGCCTTGCTGGGTCGGCGGCGGCCAAGGGTGACACGGGCGACACTGGCCCTCAGGGTCCTCAAGGCGTCCAAGGTTCCACCGGGACGAGTGCGTTCACGTCGGTTACGGCGGGTTATGTGCAGCCGTCGGTTGGCGCAACGGTGGTTGTTTTTGTGGGTCAGACGGAGACGTTCGCAATCGGGTCCAACGTTTTTGTGGCGGACGGCGGCACCTACGAGGTTACCGGCAAGACCGCCAACTCTCTCACGCTCCTCAACTTGTTTCCCAGCCCGATTAACACGGCCCCAGCGGTTGCCATCGGGTCGGGAAAGCTGGTTACCCCCTCGGGCGAGCGCGGGCCGGTGGGCGAGGATTCCCTTGCCATCCAGGTGCCTGTGACGGGCATCGCGGACATCCTGGCCGCAGGCACGGACCAGGCTTATTTCCGGGCTCCAGTTGGCTTCACTTTGACGGCGGTCCGCGCCTCGGTTTTCGTGGCCAGTTCCAGCGGGGGTATCACCATTGACATCAACAAAAACGGCGGCTCTGTTCTCAGCACCCTTTTGACGATTGATGTTTCGACTACGACTAGCGAGGCAGCGGCGGTTCCCGCCGTTATTTCGGATTCCGCAATCGCGGACGATGACATCATCACTATTGACATCGACGGCGCGGGCAACAACGCGGAAGGGCTCGTCGTCACTCTGATTGGGACTCCTGCGTAATGTCGAACCGGCTGATCCAGATTAACAGTCGCCTTGCCATCCCGAGACCGCTGGACGTGGTGGCCGCCACGCCTTACCTGGCGGTATCGGTGGCGAGGCGATTACGTGGAGCGCACACTGGCAACCTGCTTCGGATTAGGAGGGATTCGGATAATGCTGAGTTGGACGTCGGGCAGGCTGGCGGAGGTGTGATGGACCGCGCGGCCGCCAATATTTTTTCGGCGGGGACCGATTCCTGGGTGGCCATACTTTACGATCAGACGGGGAACGTCCGGGACTTGGTCCAGGCCACGGCGGGGGATCAGCCGCAGTTTGTGGACGGGTTGGTTTTCCGGGATAGCGTCACCAAGCTTCCGTTTGTTCAATTTTCCACCCACGACATGCGGCATGATGACGCGGCCATGGCGCAGCCCACAACTTTGGTTATGGCATTCAAGCCGCTTTCCCACCAGGCTAATGGGGTGCTTGTCGGCGGGGGATCCACAAGTTCCGGCCATGACTTTGGGCAGTCTTCCTCGGGGACGTTACCCTTTGTTGACGCTGGGTTTTCGGTTAACGGATCTGTGGGGGTGTCAACGGGCTCAACTCATATTGTCGGGGTCCGGGTTGATGGGTCCAGCACCACTATAAGGGTTGATGGGTCCGCAGAGGATATCGGGCTTGTGGCGGGGGCCAACACCCCCGAGGGTATCACCCTGGGAGCAAATGAGGCGGGTGCCAATAACACGTCATTTAATTTTTTCGAGTTGCTTGTCTACAACGCTGCTTTGTCAGATTTGGATTTGTCGGCTCTGATGGCCAACCTTAACGCTTACTACCGGGCTTACTGATGGGCGAAATTCTCGAACCCACGCTTTGGTTGCCGGCAGTGAATGCTGAGGATGCCCGGGATTTCAGTGACACGCGCTGGGCAACGCTGCAGACTGAGGAGACGCGGCGGGATCCGCGAACTGTCACCAAGCGGCTTGCGTCGTGGTCGGTGGGTCCAGCGGGGGCCGCGCTGAAGATCACCCCCGGCATTGCAAAGTTTTTGCTTGGCCAGGAGCGGTTGTTGCTGGCCAAGGATACCATCCTAATCGCGGCGGGGTTGATGGACCCAGAGCGCAGGCTTGACGCCGACTCTCGGAGCAGAAGTATTAATGAAGGTGGTGGCGGGAGGGGTGGAAACCATGGACGTCCGTAATCGCAAACCTACTGTTTTGGTAGAGACCAGCCCGGAGCGGAATGTTCCAAAGCTGAAGACCGATGACAAGCAACTGCGGCAGGCTCAGGTTGGGGCGGTCACAAACGAGGCTAACCCCAATATTTTGGAAATGTGGGTGGACGGGAGCAAGGTGATTTATACGCCTCCGGGGCAACCAGTTCCATATTTGACAATCGACTCGGATTATGGCAACGATCAGTGAGCTAGACCAGGTATTGACTTTGACGGGGACGCAACTCCTCGCCGAGATCGCAGTCAGCGCGGGCGTGTTCAAGGCCGTCCGTGTGGATGGGACCCTTTTGCGAGGCGACACTGGCGACACTGGCCCTCAGGGTCCTCAAGGTGACCAGGGGGCACAGGGTGACCCCGGGGCTCAAGGGCCGCAAGGCGACGTGGGACCGCAAGGTCCGCAGGGTAATCCCGGCACGCCTGCAACGATTGCTGGCGCGGACACTGAGGTGCAGTTCAACGATAGTGGGGCTCTGGGGGCCAGCGCGGACTTCACCTGGGACGGTGCTCAACTCCAGGCGAACAACGTCAGGGTTCCCGTGGAGACGCTGGCTTACGCGGCTTCCGTGGAAATTGATTTTGACGGCCCCGGCGTGAAGACGGTTTCGTTAACCGGCGACATCGAGTTCACCACGGCCAACCTCGGTGCCGGCAAGGCGGTCTCGGTCCGCATCGTCAGCGACGGAAGCGCGCGCACCTTCATTTTTCCGGCGTGGACTTTTATCAGCGCGGAGCCGGCCGCCACGACGGCCAGCAAGACGTCCGTCTTGTCATTGCTCTGTTACGGCGCGGCCGACGCGGATGTCGTGGCCGCTTTTTCGGAGGAACCTTGATGCAACGATTTAGCTTGAGGGATGTGGCCTTTGTTTCGGCGGCTGGCGGGGGTGCGGCGGCTCCAGTGAATCCTACGGAGGACTGGGAGTCCTACTCGGTCGGCGACGCTCTTGTTCAGACTTTGAACGGCGGGATTGGATGGGTCGGTCCGTGGGTGACCGCAGACAACCTTTCGCAGAAAGGGTTGGAGGATTGGGAATCTTATTCTGTGGGGGATGCCACGGTCCAGACTCTCAACGGTGGCACGGGGTGGAGTGGTGCGTGGGTGACGCGGACGTGAGAAGACAAGTATGGCGATAGATATTACATCGGTTACAATCGGAAGCGCGGATCAGAGGATTGCGATTACCAACGGGCGCATTGCCCGGCTTACGAGTTGGGGCGATGACTGGAGTGTTATCCGGGTTGGGGTTCGCATGTGCGCCGACGGGGCGGCAGGTGCCTCTTTCGGGGGCACCCCGCGTTTCGTGCTGGGTATGTGTGCGGGCACGACTAACATTTATGGCGATGCAACCACCGACCACTTTGTTGGATTCCGAACTAGTGTGGCCACCTGGAATTATAATGGGACCGACGACGGATGGGCAACGCTGACCCATCTGGCCACTAAGCGGGTTGGTGTCACGGATACCGACAGCACGTCCCTGGGGAGCCAGATAGTGACCAACGCCCGGGCCACGAAACGATTCATGTGCATTCTGGAGATAACCAAGGGATCTCCGAATTTCAGTTTACGCACGCTGCGCCCGTCGTCCCTGACGACTGGCGATACTTCGCTGGCGGACTTCAAGGGGGTCATGGAGTTGCCAGTCATGGGATTTGCGGGTTACTCGCTTAGCCTTGCTCAGACTATCGCGGTTGACGAGGGCACCGACGGCAATTTAACGGCGGGGTGTATATTTTGGGATCAGGCCCTGAGGGGTCTGGAGTTCAGCGATTTTAATGTGGTGAAGGTGTCATAAAATTATGAAAACTATCGAGCTAGGAGTTGAGTCAGGTGGTCTTTATCCGGAGCCGGTGGGGGTGAAGGAAGATACGAAGAGAAAGCATTACCCCACGCTATACGTCAACGACGTTGACCTTGAGGGGTTGCCGAACGAGGGGAAGGCGATGGTTCGCTATTGCATCCAGCGCTTCACCAAAACGGTTTCCGGGGATGATAAGGAAGTCTCCTTCAGCGCGGAGTTGGAGATCAAGAGCATTACCCCGATGCACGAAAAAGAGGACTCCGAGCACGAGTTGGACAGGCTCCGCCGCGAGGTGGAAGATGAAAGCTAAGCCATGTTGGTTTCCGACGTATTCAGCGATGCGAAGCAGATTTTTGGAATCTGTGATGAGGCCAAACTTTTTGACCGCATCACCGAGGCTATTGATGTTTTGTCTACGCATGGGGACTTCGATCCCCTGCTGGGATACGCTGACATTTGCACTGATGGGCAGTTTCTTTCGCTACCTCGGGAGATAGAGGCGATCCTGGCGCTGAACATCAACGGCCGGCCGGCCATCGCGCAGGACCAGTTGTTCACTTTCCACTACAACGGACCAGGAGATTGCGGCTGGATTGTGGATTGTCAAACCAAGTGGCAGGACCTGGGGAAGTTCCCGACGTTCCGGGATATCAAGTGTCCGTCCAAGGTTATCGCTTTTGTGGACAAGCCCGAGGACGAGGGTGCGGAGGTTTGGGTTTACGGTTTGGACGAGCAGGGCCGGCAAATCCGGACGGAGATCGCGGGCACCTGGCACAATGGTTACCTGGTTCCAACCGTGTTCGGCTATGCGTTGCCGGCGTCGGATGCACCCACCTTTTCCAAGGTCACGGGGATCCGGAAGGCGGACACTGCGGGGTCCATCCGTGTTTCTTCGTTCGACAATTCCACGTTCACCGGGACGCTTCTGGCGGTCCTGGACTGGGATGATAACGAGTCCATTTATTCGCGCGTCAAGCTTTCGAGGAACTGCGGCGCGTGGGTTCGGATTTTTTATCGCCGGCGATTGTTCAAGATCAGGTCTCAGAATGATTTTGTGCCGATGAAATCGCGCACCGCCCTGAAGATGATGATGCGCGCGCTGAAGTATTACGACGAGGTGGACTTGGGCAACGCGGAGGCGTTCGAGGCCACGGCGGCGCGGCTTGAGAGCCAGAAACAGTTGATCTCGAACTCGCCCACGCAAACGCCAATTCAAGTCAATGACAACGTCACGATCCAGGACAAGGGGGATTACCTAGACTGATGGCCACAGCATTCATTTACACGCTTGCCGATCCTAGCGCGCCCCGGGAAATCCGATATGTTGGGGTTGCAGAAGACCCTTATCTGCGTTACGAATCCCACCTCAAGGAGCGTGGTGTTATGCGATTGCGGAACCATCGCTTGAACTGGTTGCGTTCTTTGCAATTGCTGGGTGTTGACCCGGTCTTAGATGTCTTGGACGAGGTTCCCCGGGTCCAGAGGTGGGACCTTGAACGAGAATATATTCGTGTTTTCCGGGCGATTGGGTTTAAGCTGGTTAATGGAACTGAGGGGGGCGAAGGGTCCCGTGGGCATCGGGTCGGCCTTTCCGCTCGCGGGAGGCTTTCGCAGATGAATAGTGGCTCGCGGAACCCCCGGTTTGGGCGGTCGGTATCCCTAGCTACCCGTCGTAGGATTGGCGAGGCCCTAAAGGCAAGTCCAAAGGCGATTGCTCAGCGCAGGCACGCAGCAGAAAAACGACGTCGCGAGGGCTTCCGCCATACGGAGGCCGCAAAAATAAAATGCGGTGCCGCGAATGTTGGCCGCTGCCCCAGCGCGGCAGCCCGGGAGAATATGTCGCGCGCTCAGTCGGCCCGTAGGCTGCGGGAGTTGGTTACGAGGAAGGGGGGGCAGCAATGAGCACCACTAGATTTGTGGATGGGGATGTTTCGATGGCACTTGGGATGAATTCCCTGTTTGACCCCGCGCAGTTGGATCCCGCTTTCTTCGCGCAGTCCATGAACACGTTGAACCGTGGCGGCGTAGTCCAGTGCCGGCCGGGCTACCGGTGTTTGTTCGCGATGCCCACGGGAAAAATTCAGGCCACCATTCTTTTCCGCCCGAAGCAATCCCCAGAGCAGATTGTTTTCGTGGTGGACGGCCGCGTCTATGTTAGCGATCTCCCCTTCACTTCCTTCCGGCTATTGACCAACGTGCTGTTGTCGGAGACGGCGGACCGTGTCCATTGGGTTACCACGGAAAAATCCACAGAGCGGAACGCCGACGGGTCCATTTCATTCATCACACCCCGGTCGGTTTTGATTTTACAGGATGGGGTGACGCCCCCCGCTTTTTTTGACGGTTCCGAGTCGGGCCACCTTCGGAACACGTCGCCAACCCAGAACACCTTGACCCCGATAGGCGGACCCATGGCATGGGTGGGGGACCGCCTTTGGGTGGCGCGGGGCTCCAAGGTGTTCGCCTCCGACATCGCGGATCCCTTCTCGTATACCGACGACACTTATCTTGGCGGGAGTCCTTACTTCATCCTGCCCGAGGATGTAACGGCCATGGCCATTACGCCCAGTCTCAACTCGCAACACTTGATGGTGTTCACATCGAACACGACGAGTTTGTTTCGGGCGGACATTCGCGCGCGGGATACCTGGCCGGATACCGCTGATTTTCAGCGGGTCGTGTTGCCGAACATCGGATGTCGGGCACCTAAATCGGTGCGGGCTCACTACGGGCTTCTTTGGTGGTATTCGGCCTTCGGGTTGACGTCGTTCAACGCCGCCTCCCTTTCGGTCCAAACTTCCAAGCTTCCCTACACGGACAATGAAATGTCGGTCAGCAAGGGCCGCATTCTGGGGGATTTTTCTGGCATCGTTGTCAACTCTTATGAGAATTACCTTCTGGTGAGTGTCCCCTATGGCGACACCTACAACCGGCACACATGGGTCCTGGACAATTCCATCGCGGATACAGTGTCGGGTGGCGCGCCCGTGGCGTGGAACACCTATTGGACGGGGACACGTCCGGTTGAGTGGTCAATCGGGGACGTCCAGAATATCCAGCGCGCGTTTTATAGCAGCACGGATTTTGACGGGCTTAACCGGCTGTGGGAGGGGTTCATCCCCGACCGCCGGGACGACGGTTGCCCGATCACATGGACGCTGGAATCGCGGGGATACTTCGCCCGCCTGCCGTTGCAGGACAAGGAATTTCGGTATGCCGACGTTTTCCTCAGCGAGATTTCCGGGGATTTTGACGTCGCCGTTTTCTGGGCCGGCGCGAATCGCGGCGCGTTCAAGAAAGTGTTGGCCAAACGAATTCGCGCAACGCGCGGGAGTATTCGTTTTGACCGGCTGCTCCAGGCCGGCCGGAACATATTCGCCCTCAAAAAGCAATCCCGCAGGGTTCGCACCCAGGACGTCCGCAACCTGGACGAGGTCTCGGACAGCTCTTGCGGGGTGGAGTATAACCTCAAGGAGTCCATTGATGATGCCTTCCAGCTTTTCATTGTCGGCAGCGGTCCCGGGGCCGTCCGGGGTATCCGCATGTTCTTTGATCCCGTCAACGATATCCTGGATGGCCAGTGCGAGGAGGACGAGGTGGAGGAACGGGCCGTGCGTTACGACGGCGCATCATCCAAGGGGACGGTGGACGAGGTTTTGGAGGACCTGGAGATTTCCCCCGAGATTTTCCGGGCCAACGTGTCGATCTCCGACTCGGTCAAGGGAGTCCAATCGGTGCAGATGGGGGAAGGGATTTCCGTGATAAGTCAGAAGGATGCAGTTAAGATCGCGGAGTCAGTTGCTCGCGCACGCATTGCACATGAACTGGAATCGTCGGTGCCGCCAGTTTTGGGAGGAGTGGATGCCGCATGTCTTTGACGATTTCCAAACCCATCACGCGCCGGGAATTCGTGATCGACTACATTTCCCCGCTTATCTGTGAAGAGATCAGCGGTCAGTCTGGAGACGTGGAGATTAACATTCTCCCGTTTGACGAAATCCCTTTCCCCACGGGCTTGCTGGTGGTTGGGGATAGCACTTTGACGATAACCTGGAACGCGGTTAAGCGAGGACTTTGCTACAATGTTTATCGTTCGCTGGGGCCGGATGGACCTTACCAGTTGATTTCTAGTTGCCAGACCATTCTGCAGTATGACGACAATCCTGGCCCGGGCTCATGGTATTACCGGATCTCAACCATCACGCCCGATGGTGAAGGACCTTTGTCAGATTTTGCCACAACCTCCACTACCCCGATCCCGCCTCCGGACCCTGGCGATTGCCCGGCGGAGTCTGGCACCCCCACGCCTGACCAGCTTGTCATTGCGGAAGACACGAATTTTGGTGACCTGGCACCGGATACGTCAGCGAATAGTAACACGGTATGGGGGACGTTCTCCCACGCCCGCTTCAAGATCACCTACACGGGCGGCGCGTTCCAGAATGATGATAACCCCCACCCGGCCCCAGAATGGAAATTTTTGGCCTACTTGTGGGAGTGGAACGGTGGCACGAATACCTTCGATCCGGACCTGGGCGGGTCTTACGGTGCGCCGTCTCAGGGGGAGGTTGAGGCGGAAGTGCCCATCGGTCTTAGCCAGGAGTTTGAACACACCGCCGGGACAATCGGGATTGACTTCGCGGGAGCCGGGTCAAACCCGGTCGCGGGGTCTCCCAACCCCACGTTCAATCTTCGCCGAACGGGGACCTACCCCGACATGCCGGCGCGTGTTCGGATCCAGGATTATGATCCTTCTATTTGGTCGGGGGATGCTTGCCTGGAGTTGTTTGCCAGCGGGGACCCGGCTTGGGACGGTGTTTTTGATCAGCGAGTTTTGTCATTTGGCGTCAATGTTGCAGTTTGGCAGCCCTTAGCGGCCGTTTCGATCCTAGGGGGCGTGAAGGTCGCAATCCAGGTTGAGTATATCCAGGATCACCCCACTTCTCCAACCGGCGGCGGATGGCGGATGACAATCAGCAGTTTTGCGGCAGACTTATCCGGGACCGTTCTCCTCTGGTCGGGGATCAAGGGCATCGACCTAACGCCCGACGGGCGTTATTACCGGGAAGCTGGATGCAAAACTGGTCCTGAATGTTTGATTGTGGAGGAATATTAATATGGCGGCGACAGAGCAAACCCAACTACAGATCCAAGCCTCAGCGCTTCCCCCGAATTTCGAGGGGGACCCGCAAGAGTTTTTTGACGCCATGGTGCGGCGCATGAAAATTGTTTCGCCTTTTGGCGGCACATTTTTTGTGATTGGCGACACAGAGCCGGTGAGCAACCAGGGTCCTTGGCTCAAGGGCGGGACCAAGTGGTATGTCTTTGACGAGAACCTGGGCCGTTATGTGCCGCAGGACATTTCTGATTCAGAGACGATTCCGTTCCATATCCAGGACGCCACCCCCAGTTCCAGCAACCCGTCGGTGTGGCTCCGGACCAACACAATCGGGAGCGTCGTGAATTACGTGGGGTGGTATTTTTTCAACGGGTCGGTCTGGCAGCCGGACGCCAACATTGTTCAGAGCGGGCCGACCGCGAGCCGGCCGGCCAACCCCGTGGAGTTGCAGAAGTATTACGACTCCGACATCGCGGCGCTGATTTGGTGGGAGCGCGGACTTTGGCGCACCGTCTCCGGGGTTCCTGGGGATTTGAAATTTGTCTCCTACCCCACGATTGCGGGCGCGCTGGCCGCGAATCCCGGTTGGCAGGAGATCGGCACCAACAATGTGGATCTTCGCGGACGAGTCTTTGTTTCTGCGAATGCAGATGGAACGGGCGGCGTGGAAAACCGCGCGGTGGGCTCAGGGATCACGTCCCGCCAAAGTGGTGATCTGTATGGTGAGGAGACGCACATTCTGACGTCGGCGGAGCACGAGCAGCACACCCACCTCGTGGGTCACGCCACGCTTTTGAATTCCGACAACAACGGGCAATTTTTCCGGGTGGAGTCTGTGGACACCCTTGCGATCCCGGCCCCTGTGCCGCCCAACGGCTTCCAGATCAACGGTGACGGTTCCTCGGATGGAACGATCTCGGGCTCGATTGGGACTGGCCCTGCGGGGACGCAGTTTATCACATCGGTTCAGTTGTCCGCGTCGGCGGCAGCCGCCTACACGGCGGTTGCCGAAGCCCACAACAATCTGCAGCCGTCGGCGGCTTTCTGGTGTCTTGTCAAGCTGTAACGGCTTGACGGGGTGGGGGGAATCGGGAATCCTTTGGATATGATTTTGCCGGCCGTCGCGGGCGATCTGCCGCGAATATATGATGCTTGCTGTGAACAGCTTTACGCGCAATCGAAGCATCCGCTGGCCCCGGTGAAGGAGGTTTGGGTCCGAAACTGGACGCGGCTCTTGTCCCTGAATGTCGGGGTAATGCTTTTGGCAGAGGAGGATGGGAGTCAGGAAGTAATGGGGGCGGCCGGCGGCATCTTCTTCGAGGACATGAACAACGGCACCCTACGGGGGGACGAATTGCTTTGGTATGTTGTCCCGAAGTTTAGGGGAAGGGCGTTGGGGTGGACACTGATCAAGCTTTTTTGGCAGGAGGCCAGGCGGCGCGGGGTGAGGGTTGTGAGCAGTTCCCGGCTGACCCACAACGACAGCAATGATTTGTTGAGACGGTTTTACCAGTCTCAGGGTTTTATGGAGTTGGAAACAGTTCACGTTAAGGAGTTATAATGGGTTGGGCCGGATTAATTACAGCGGGGGCACAAGTCGGGAGCGCCCTGATTGGCGCAAGCGCGCAAGATGATGCTCTGGACGCCCAACTGAAGGCCATAAAGCAGCAGCAGAAGCGGCTTGACGCCCTGGATCCGCAGGCGTTGGCGCGGCAAGCCACCCTGCAGGACATTGCCCGGCGCGCGAATTCATTGTTGGCCCAACAGCAGGTTGACCCGGCGTTGGCTGCGGTCCGCCGGGTTGGCGCAGAGGGCATTCTGCGTGAAGCACAACAGGGCGCTGGCCAGGGGGATCTCCTGGCCGATCAGCTCTTTTCAGAGGTGCGGGACGCGGATCCCAAGCTGGTAGCACTCAAGCAGCAGCTTTTGGACGAGGCCAAGTCCGAGCTGGCCGCCGGTGCCACGCTGCCCCCGGATTTTCAGGCGGAGTTGGTGCGGACTGGACTTGAGCGCGCTGGCGGAGCCGGAATTGGAACCACAGGCCAGGGTGCGGGCGGGGTTGCCCTCCGGAAACTTATCGGCCGCGAGGGGTTGGCCCTGAAGCAACAGCGGCAAACCCAGGCCATCAACCTCACGGGTGCGGCGCAGGATATCGAGAACGCCCGCGTAAACATCCTGGGCAGCATTTTCCCGAAGCTGAAGGATCTCCAGACCACGAATCTTGCCCGCCAACAAAGCATTTTTGGAACTGGCAATGCTCTGGTCCCTGACGTTGGTATCACCGGGGAAGACGTCGTGAATATCGAGCTGAACAAGGCCGGCACGGCGAACCAACTCCTGAGCCAGAAGGGCGATGCGGCCGCCAACGCTGCATTGGCCCAGGGGCAACTGTTTAACCAACTGATCGGCCAGGGTGCCGGGTTGGCCACATCCACACTTCAACAGCGAGACCAAAGTAAGTTCAATAAGGAACTTCTTGCGGCCTTGAAATCTTGAGCATGGCCATCGACGCGCGCGCAATATCAAACGTCCGGGAACCGAGGGATATCTCCCCCGGTATTCGTAATTTACAGCTCGCCTTTCAACAGGGCATCCTGTCGGGGGAGGAAATCGCTAACGCGGTCACCACATCACCGCAGGAAAAACTGGCGGGCGCACAAGCAGCGGTTGGTCTGAACATGTTACCATTACAGGCCAAGAGCCAGCAACTGGCGCTGCAAGCGGATATTGCCACCGCACCCAGCCGGCAGGCGTTGGCCGAGATGGAACTGCAAGGCAAGGCCGCCGAGACCGAGGCGGCGCTGGCAATCCAGCCCGATGTTTTCGAGAACCAGCGTTTACAGGTCCAAGACCAAGTGGAGCAGATTTCCGGTTTGCTGGGGTCCCAGCCGTTTGCGTCCACCGAAAACGCTTTGGCGTTCTACCGTCGCACCCGGCCGGGTGAGAAGGTCCCGGAGTCGGCTGACGAAATCTCCAAGAAAAACCGGGAGGCGTTTGACAGCATCCAGGAATTTCGTAATGAGATGCGGCGGTTCACGGGGAAGCCTACCGTGGAGACGTTTGAGGAGATTGACCCTGAGACATACGACAAGCACCGGGTGCGGGTCCAGTATGATGCCAGCGGCCGGGAGATCGGCCGGGAAATTCTTGGGGTCACTGAGATTGGGGAAAAATCTTTGACGGAACAGCAGGCCAATGGTGTGCAATTTGCCGCGCGTATGAAGCAGGCGGAGGCCAATGTTGACGCCTTGGAGGAGGGCGGGTATAATGCCGTCGGAATGAATGAAGCCGGGCAGCAGATTGCGTCCCGGCTTGGTCTGTCGGCGGTCGTCAACTCTCTTGGGATTCCCGGGATGGCGGTTACCCCGGAGGCGCAGCGGTATGAGGCCGCAAAGCGGAACTGGATGGCGGCGGTTCTCCGCAAGGAGTCCGGCGCGGCCATCGCGGCGTCGGAATACTCGGGGGCCAACCAGCAGTATTTTCCCCAGCCGGGCGATGCGCCGGAAGTGGTGGCCCAAAAGCGCACGCTGCGTAGCACTGCCCTTGCCACCATGCAAGGGGTCGCGCTGATGGGTCTCCCCCCGGCGCAACAAGCTATGATCACAGAGAAGTTTCAAGGCGTTGCTACCCCCACAAAAGGGGACATCAAGTCAGAGTGGAAAGTGGTTTCGGATAGCGAATTCGCGGAGATGGAAGCCATACGCCTCGGGAAGAAGAAAGCCACCCCGGGCAAAGAATTCCGGGATCTGTCGCCGGCCGAACTGGCGGGCACCCCTGCCGCATCGGCGGCTCCTGCCAGGCTGGTTACCATCCGAAGCGCGGCGGATGTTTCCGCGCTTCCCCCGGACGTTGAATTTTTCAAGACCCCCGACGGTCGCAACAAGCGTAACCCCAATTTCCGAAGGTAACCATGGCCGTCTCTTTTGACAGCACCCCCTTGGTAACCGGCGCGGGTATCGCTCCCGTTCCCCCTCGCACCGTCGCAGACCTTGCCGCCGGTATGTCGGCCCCCGTCCCGCCGTTACGGCAGCCAGCCGCACCGGTGGACGAGTTCGCGCAGTTCGAGGATGCAACCGATGAAGAGGTTGCGGTGTCCGCCGGTGCGGTGGACGAGTTTGCCCAATTCGAGGATGCAACCGATGACGAGTTTGCCGCGTTCGAGGACGCGGAAGACTTGGATGTGTTATCTCCCCAAGAACTGGTGAATTCTCCCGAGTTCAACCCGGTGCAGTATGCCATTGCCAACCCCGAGATTTTCGACGGGTCCAACCCCGAGAAGGCCCAGAAACTTTTGGAGGCATACCGGCTCCAGCGGATCAAGGGCGTTACCTTGGACGTTGTGGGAGAGTCGCTCAAGGCGGCCCCGGCGGTGGGGATGGAATTTCTCAAAGGTGCCCGCGATTTGACTTCCCGGGTTATTGACGTTGGCTTGCAGCCGGCGGTGAATACTTTCCTGGGGTTGTTCACAGATCCTCAGACACGGGCGGAGTTGGTCAAAGAAACCAAGCGCGGGCAGAAGAAGGCCATCGCGGAAGTTTCGGCGGGGTCGGAGACGGCGGCTTTTGGCATGGCGAATTTGATCCGGCAGGGCAAGCGTAAGTTCCTGACGTCTGAGGAGGACTTGCAAAAGGCAACCCCCGAACAATTACGCGGCCAGTTGCTGGATGATGTGGAGTTTGCCCGGCAGGCGGAGCGGGTGGTGCAGGGTCGGGGCGAGGCCGCAAAGTTCACCAAGCTTGATGCTGATACTCTCCGCAAGGAGGGAATCGAGTTGGACGAGGAGGCCATCGCGGCCTTGTCCACGGTGGATCCCCTTACGCTGATCGGCACGGGCGGCGCATTCGCCGGTGGCTTCGCACTTGCTCGGAAGGGGGGCCAAGTGGTGCTGCGGGCACCGACGGCCGCGAAAGCTTTGGCGGCCGCGAAGCAGATGGGCCTGAAGGTGGCGGAGAAACTGCCCTCGACGGGCCAGGTTATCCAGACCGGCGGCCGGGCGGTTCAGGCAACCGGGAGGAAGACTATCGCGGCGGCGGATGCTGCGGAGGGCACCTTGCGGGGGGCCGGGGCGGTTGCGGGTGGAATCTCCGGGGGGATAGCAGCGTCAAAGCTGGGCACGGCGGCGGCCGTCGGCGGCCTCACTGCCGGTGCGGCACTGGGATCTCGGGCGGG